CAGGGTGTCGGCTGATAAATTTTTCAGGGTGTAGGCTGATAAATTGTTCAGGGTGTCGGCTGATAAATTTTTCAGGGTGTCGGCTGATAAATTTTTCAGGGTGTAGGCTGATAAATTTTTCAGGGTGTAGGCTGATAAATTTTTCAGGGTGTAGGCTGATAAATTTTTCAGGGTGTAGGCTGATAAATTTTTCAGGGTGTCGGCTGATAAATTTTTCAGGGTGTCGGCTGATAAATTTTTCAGGGTGTAGGCTGATAAATTGTTCAGGGTGTAGGCTGATAAATTGTTCAGGGTGTAGGCTGATAAATTTTTCAGGGTGTCGGCTGATAAATTTTTCAGGGTGTCGGCTGATAAATTTTTCAGGGTGTAGGCTGATAAATTGTTCAGGGTGTAGGCTGATAAATTTTTCAGGGTGTCGGCTGATAAATTTTTCAGGGTGTAGGCTGATAAATTGTTCAGGGTGTCGGCTGATAAATTTTTCAGGGTGTCGGCTGATAAATTGTTCAGGGTGTCGGCTGATAAATTGTTCAGGGTGTCGGCTGATAAATTGTTCAGGGTGTCGGCTGATAAATTAGGCTTGGCACACGCCAATTCAAATAAAAACTCTCTGGCTGCTTTTTTGCTCATAATTTTGTGTTTTTTATGGTTTAAGATTATTCATCGCAATCGCAGACCCACTTGTCACGATTGTCGAGGATGTGTTTTTTTATGTCGTCGGTCGTCAGGTCATCCGCTGTCGGCTGGTAGGGTGTCTTCACCAGCTGATCTCCGTTCTTGTAACTAATGCTTTCCCGGACAGGAAGTGTAGCAGCCAGTTTTACCTTGAAGTCTTCTCCTGGTAAATAGTAAGGCTCTCCTTTGTATGTAAACGCGGGAATCGAATCATCCACAATAATTATGTGTCTCATGGGAATCATGCTTCAATTACATTTAAGTTAGCAAATTCTCCAAAATGCTCTTTTGCTGCTATATTGTAAGCAAACGCCGCTGTAATTTCATCATCAAAAACACCGATTAGCCGCTCCTTTTTGTTTACAGTAATTCTTGTGCGCCAACATTCGCCTCTTTTTCTTTTCGTTCGATCAACCCCTAAATATACAGACGTTGAGCCTATCGTTGATTTCTTATTCCTTTGGTTTTCGGAGGATGTACAGATTCGCAAATTGCTTTTATAATTGTGCAGTCCGTTTCTGTTTTCATGATCTATTAAAATTTCCGCATCGCTAATTCTTAGTACGGCTCGGTGCATGGACAGCATTGCCGTTCCAACCCCCACCTCTTTATTAGAAACCCTTCTGTGGGCATAAAATGTATGGTCTTTTTCGCTTTTCTTAACCGACCAATTCCACCGCATAAGATAATCAAAATCTTCATCATCCACCAAGGCAACCAGTCCCATGTGGCCATACTTTTTTCCTCTCTTCGACAACGGAATCTCTTTCATCTAATTACGGTGTTACTGTTCTGCAAAATCTCTTTGTCCTTACAAGCCTGCGCAAATATGCAAACCGATGTGGCTTTCCTCGCAGGTCCCTGATGGTAAAAATATCATTGGCGATCAATCTTCCCTTTTCCGTAAATCCAGAGTGTATTACTTCGTCTCGAATAATATTTTCCATCGGCGGATTATTTAGAGTTTTGTTTTATGAAATAATCAGATGTTATCATCATCCACCTGCATAATTTACAATAGCTTTCAATGTCCGGTGGGCTTCCCGCCTCAATTCTGCTTAACGTGGACGCAGATATTCCAATCTTTTTTGCCGCACTTCTCATGGAGAGCTGTTGATACTTCCTGTGAGTTGAAACTTTCTCTGTAAATAGTTTTTGGTTAAAAATCATGGTGTTTTATATCGGAAACAAATGTACTATTAAAGAAACACTAAAGTCAAGTGTTATTTTTCATCCACCTGATTATCAATCGAATTGTTTTCTGAATGTACATCACCAATGCATATATCGTTGATTCCATCGCACCTCCCACAACATTCACCTTCACGTGGCGTCGCCTTCTTTATTTCCCAAAACACCCTGAAGAAAAGTTCTTCAAAGGTCATCCCGAGCCCTGCGGCCATTGCCTGTATTTCTTTTATCCGCATCCGCGCTGGGTCCCTCACCCAGCTTGTTACCGTTGGTCCAGTTACAAGATAGCCCGCATTGACGATGTGCTTATGAAGTTTATTGTTGGTCCATTTCTTACGAACCAAAATTTTCTTTAACTTTTTCTTACAGCCAATTATTTCCATATTGATTAGTTTATATTTCCCCATTGGGCAGCAAAAGCTTTTGCAATTCCAGGAAAGGTTTTTGATCGGTACTCATTAAAATCTTTTTGCGGCTGCTTTCCGCCGAATCCTTTTCCTTGCGCGTACCACAACGGCTGACTTTTTTCTTTTCCAGTTTTAGAATCAACCCAAGTATGCTTCGCTCCCGAATCAACATGCGTGTTCTGTTCAAACAAATTATCTCCCTTCGTGTGCAACAACATGGGCAGCCCTGACAACCACAAGCAGGTTTGTTTCTGATATTCGTCCCCGAAATAATACGGGTGAATTATTTGTGGCTTTGGCAACCTGGAATCCCCATTCATCGCTCCCATTGGATTCTCCATGTACACCCTCCTTGCTTTCTTTACAGCAAGCTGCCACAACTTAACCGTCCATTCGACGGCCTATATTCTTTCTTGGTGCCGTGGCTTTCCTGGAGCATAGTGCCGATTGCCTGATAGCGTCATTTTTGTACACACCGGATGTAGGCCGATGAAATCCCATTGCTTTAACTCAATCGCTTGCATTACATCCATTTTCAAATGCCACTCCGGATGACCGCCCGAACAATCCTTCAGGTCGTTGCTGTACGCTTCGTGTCCCGTCGCTCGAAAAGCATTGCATACCTCCTGTGATTCTTCACAACCAATTAATATCAGCATGTTTTCTTTTCGCGTTCGTAATTAAAATCAATCCGTACACCGGGCTCATGCTTTTTCTTCCACACGCTTTTGTAGTCACTGGCAATTTCAATCTTGAACTTTACCTGCTGGTACATCCCGTAGTCATCATCGATGAACCGCTTAACAGCTTCTATAAATCGGTCCCACTCCGTTTGAATCAACTTATCCCAGTCCTCGCTGGTTGCTGTCGCCGGATCAAACGAAATCCGGTCGCCCTGCGGCAGCTTCTTCAACACATTGTATGCTTTCTCCCGATCAAAAATAATGGAGCCACCCATAGGCATCGCTAACAATCGCGCGTACGTCCGGTCGGTGTAGTTGGGTACACTCATAGCTCGATAGAATTATTTACCTGATTGCCGTACACACTCCAACCTTCATATTCGTGGTCGGCAAACATACCCTCCCTGCTTCGTGCAAATAATTCCAGCTTACGCGGAGTAGCAAAGGAAACCTGTACCGCCTTGTTGATCAGTTCCCGGAAATGCGCGGGCTTCTGCGAATGCTTGCCTGCTTTGGACTGGTGACATTCATCCAAATCAAAAACCTGACTTTCATAAAAGTTTGCTTTCTGTTGACGGAACGCTTTCACCGTTCCTTTCGTGCCCAGTATCAAATGCTCACACTGCCCGCGAAACCAGTAACCCATACCCATGCTCATAATTTTTCTCCACGTCAGCATCGTCTTGTATTTGAATCCCCATGCAGTCAAAGTCGCCAATCCTTCCGGCAACAACGGCACGGTAACCCACAGGAAGCAAAGCGCGTCCTTCTCGGTTATCTCCCATATCGGCAGGTTCATAATGTCTTCGTTAGTCATCACGTCGTACTTCTGTTCGGCACCATGTTTATAATCACGGCCCGTCTTTTTCTGCTCGTATGACCACGGCGGATCGCCGTAGATAACATTATACTTTTCAGAATGGAGGGCTGTCATCGTCGCTGTCATAATTAAATTCAAATCTGCTTCCAGGATGTACAGGCTCACTCACAATTCTATTCGGAGTAATTATGCTGATCTGTGGAGTGTAGCTGTCAAGCACTGGGTTGAATCCATCATCGCTCTCAAACCCGCAGTTTCCCTTTACAATTCGTATTCGTACCGGTGAATCCATCGGGGTTGCTATTCCCCCCGTTTCGGTTTCCTTTATTTTTCTCACATGGATTTCTGTCCACATCCAGTCCGTAGCATGCTGCACATACCTATGAACCGTAAAAAAGTCGTCCGCCCGATTAGAAAACTTTCCTCCTCCTTCGGTATCTGCTTTGCCCGGTGGCATTGGGAAGCCTTCATACTTGTGTCCCTTAGCATGGGTTCTCCTGAGCGCTTCAGTAACGGCGTGACAGTTTATATAAACAGAGCAGTTGTGACGCTCCTTGAACAGCCGTAACTCTCCAGTTCCCTTATAATGATATTCGTGGGTGGATAGCTTGCTGAATGGCTCCATATCGAGATCCAATGAGTTGTACGGATCAATTAAAAATGCCTGATATTCTTTTTCTTCAAATAGCTGCTCGGCGATTGTAATTAAATTCTTGTAGTTGTAGGCATCTTTGTTAGCGATAAGCGCAAAATGCTTTTTCACCCACTGATAACCATTTTCAAGTTCCTCGTTGGTGAGTGCGGTAATTGGTTTGCAATAGTAAAGTTCAATTATCTTTCGCTTCACATATCCATTCCTGTTCTCCCCAGCATAAATAATCCACGACCATTCGTGTTTTTTCGCCGACAATACTGCAAGGAAAAGCATTACAAGCGTTTTGCCAACATTGTCGTGGCCATTAACAATTACAAGATTTCCTTGTTTAAAAAGAAAATGTTCGTCAAGTTTCAGAATACCCGTTGATAGTCCCATTGGAATTTTGCCATCCCTGGCAAGCCGGAGATATACAAGGTCTTCATCGTCTACCGAAAGATATTTTTCAAGATTCTTGATTATCTTTTTTTCTTTGGTTTGAACGGGCTCTCGCGCCGCCCCGTATCCCTCCGCACGTAGCCTGCGCGATGCCTCAGAAAAATCTTTATTACATTCCAGCACAGCGTACACCGCATACGGCAAATGTGCTTTGAGCGAATCAAATTCAGTGGAAGTAGAAAAAACCGTAAACCACTTGTCTGCATGACGATATCCGGCCGAATGGCCCTCATCCTTCCCTGGTCGACGCAAGAGCGCGTTTTTACCATCGTTCGAGACAATCTTCCACCCATGCTTGACAAGCAGCGCCAGCACGTCCCCACGCTCGTTGTAATCTTCCAGTGGGCTTAACTCACCATCTTTCGGTGTAGCATGATGAACAATTTGATCGCCCTTAAAGTTTTGGTTGAATTCTCTTGCCGTGTTGAGTAGGTGGTCACGTTCTTCGGGCGAAATTTCGGGAATCTGATGCAGGTGCTTTTCAATAAACTTATACCCTGGAGTAGGATATGCCGCGATATACCCGCCAATTCCCCTTGTTTCAATCAGCACCTTCACCTTTTCTCCGTTCCTGCGCTCCTCCTCTGTCGCTGGTCGCTCCGCAAGTTTCTGATTCCCTTCAATCCGCCGACAACGATACAGCAGGTGATACCCACCGTTTACCGTAGCCTGGATGACAAGTTTTTTAAATATTTCCGGATTAACGCGATCTCGGTAGTCTTCAAACAATGTTCCCGTCAGATCATACTTGCAATCCAAATCCAGTGCTTCAAGATTTCCAGAAACCTCTCCGCATACAATTCCGATTGCTGGCGCTTCGGGATTAAAGTTTTTTTCAACCTGCGCCTCCGACATAAATTTCCCCTGAAATGGCTTCCATGAACCAATAGGCACCTTGTTGGCTCCGAGTTTAATTACGGAAACCCCCAAGCCAATGTACTTTTTAACAGTTTCTATCTGGCTCATTTTTCGTTGGGGTGTTTGCCTCCTGGATATTTTTTATAAAAATCGGCATCCTTCATGTGCCGATAATCGTGCTGAAATTCTTTGTCTACATCCGACCACGGTTTGGTTAAAACAATTTCTTCGCTGACCGTATAACCAGATACAATTTCAATTTCATTTTCAGCATTTAGGTTAACCTTTTGGTTTCTATCTTGCTTAACCGTTTGGTTAACCAAATTAGGGTTGCCTCCGCGCATTCCTGCGATTTTTCGCGTTTTTGACAGTTCCTCCATTTTTTTGATTTTCCGGCTTTCAATCTTCATCTGCCCGTTATCGAGTTGAGTGAAATCAATTACATTTTTTTGGTTAAGTGTTTGGATAACCAAAACAGAGTCTTCCATCGAACAAGACATTAACCTGGAGAAATCCTCATAGGAACCAATAATCTCCCCCCTTATGCTTGCATCCCACATATAAAGAATAAGATCAACGTATCCGCCACGCACATTTAACGGGAGAACCCGGGTGTCCTTTAAATAATCACCAACATAAAAGGGAATGTATGGTTGTTTGCCCATGTGAAAATAATGGTGTCCGCGTTCAAACAACATCCGGCTGAAACCATTATCGGGAGAAAATGGAACGGTTGTCGTCCTACTAACGGACACTATTTTGAAATAAGATTGTTTGTTTTCATTGGAATCTGTTTTCAGCTTTTGATTCGGGTGTAATAATAGAAACCATATTGAAACAAAAATATGTTGTGTGAAGTTATTTATCAACAGGTGTTTGTTCATCGGCGGATCGCAAAGATTCTTTTCAACCCGCCGATGAACAACTCTTTTAACTTCTCATCTTTCTGTCCCTGCAGGAGTATTTTCCCTGTCCTGTACATATTTATTACAGCACCGCTTGTTGTCTTAATCTGGTAGCCGTAGTCAATAGTTCTCTCGGCGGAAATTCCATAATCGTTGTCAGCGAGTAGCATCTGTACTTTTTCAACAAGAGGGTTGGGTATGTTAGATTGATCGCTCATTTTTTGTCGGCGGATTGAGAGGAGTCTTTTAAACTATTTGTTTGTAGTTTTTCTTGTTATGTATGACTTCCATCCCGCGCTTTTTTATTGTTATGTGTGCATGATTTGCATAGAAACCGTCTGGTGGATCAAATTTATATTCGGATGGATAAAGAGGAATTACCTTCAGCAAACCTTCTTCAAAGTCTATGGCGAGAACAATGCAGTCCATTTCAAATCTGTACGCCTCTGCAAGTTTGCCGGAATAGTCATTTGAAAATACAACAAGTTCAAACGGTTTCCATCTTCGCTTTTTAAATTCATCCTCGGTCACTTTACCGTTTCCTTTCCATCCGCCGACAATAATTTTGATTCTGATTTTTCTTTCTCGGCGGACGCAAGAGAATCTTGCGCCACAAATCTGGGTTTCAAATAGGTTCCGGCAGCAATCATTAGCTCTGTAAGTTTGTTCTTTTCTTCCTGTGGCACATCAAAACGAATTATCGTTATGTCCTGATAATAACCGCCCCGGTGAATCCAGGGAAGCGAGTCGTCTTCCGCCCAAAAGAATCTCGCTACTCCATCTTTCTTTTCGTGGTCATCGGATGTCACTTTTAATTTTGTCAAATCATCCTTGTACGGAACGCTTACGATTAACTCAAACACATCTACATCAAGAAGAACGGCGTTGGAAATCATTTGTATAAAATATTTCTCTCCATCCTTGTGTGCTTTGCGTTTCAATCCTGTCATTGGATCAATCCAATCTTTGCGAATAGCGTTGATTGCGTCCATTCCACGAAGTCCACGATAGAACGGATCAACAAGCCTTGTGAATGAAGATAAGGTAGAGGGCGATTTCATTTCAAACCCTATTCTTTTTTCTTCACCAAATTTTTCCCCCTCTGGCGAACCGCTCCACCAGTCTATTGTTGGGTGCACCATTACTTCAGCAGAACTTAGCCGATACGAATTTGGCAGCTTCTGAAAAAAAAATGGCTCACATAATTTTCCATACATTAAGGGACGAGCATCCGATTCGTTGGTTATCGCCCGACCCAAGATCCTTTCTACATTGGTTTCGTTAATGTACGTGATGCAAGCGTCGCCCGGCCACGATTCAATGGTTCTTGCTTTGCTTTTCGGATTTGTGATTTTGTATGCAGCCAATTCATCTTCTGCCATATCCCTCTTTCCTGTCGAGTAGAGGGCTACCGCTTCGCTCGACGTGAAATTGCCAAAGCGCAGGGGATTCATGTTTACTGTTGTTTCCATTTTTATAGGTTGGTTAGTGTTTCGTGAATTTTCTTGTATGATGTTTTTTCTTTTCCATTAATTATGCGCAAATAGTTTTCCCTGTCCTCGGGGTGTATTTTGTCCAACTTATTCTCAAAAAGTCGCCGAAGACTAACATCATCCACCACATTTGATTTCAGAAGAGCATTGTAGTCCATCGTTTCCGCTCGGTTCAGGTCCTTGCCGAAGATCCGACCCCATTGCTCACAGGCATCCTTGATCGCATACGTCTTCGCTGCCGGTGCTGCTAACTGCGCTCCTGCCGGATCTTTGCCTACGATATAAGCACCGACACCATCCTGGTATTCCTCTTTGTCTGTTACCGGATTCCTGACCGTTACACGCACCGTTATCACGATAGACTGCGCAAGCTCCTGTACCGACCTTACCTCTGTCTGATAGCCCCCGTAGATGTATGCAAGGAGCCACTCAATCCGCTCGATAGGAAGGTACACCAGCGGAATCCATTCGCCCGATCTGTTCTGCACCTTGGCTGTGGGATGCTCTTTCAGCCATTCTTTTTTCGGCGGCTGGTTGAGAATCACCATCAGATTGTTCTCTGATTCAGAGAGGGGCTTCTCGTCAATGATGTCACTCAGTTTTGGTATGATATGCTTTGTTTCGTTTTTCATTTTTGTCGGGCGGATTTAAGGGAATTATTAATCACTCATGTCTGTGTGAAAAACTATTTTACATTCATCGCAAATAGTCACCACATCTGTACATCTGTTCATAAAAAGAGAATTGTCAAATTCTCTCCAGCGCCTTTAGTTTTGATGATTGTTGTGTCCAAGTGACACACAATTTTTTAAGTCTTCGTTGGAAGAAGATATTTGCCATCCGATGTCCCGATAGCCGGGTGGTAATTTCCATTTACCCGCATTTGGATTTGGTCTATGTGCCATGTTTTTTTTTGTTTTAAGATTCTTGTTTTTCCGCCGACAATAATGAATTTTAAAAAACAAGCGGCTCTCTATTTTAAAGTCCCTGTTATTCCGGCTTCAAGGGACTACCGCTTGCCGTTGTTCATGTTAAATTAAAACGGGAGATCGTCTGCCGGATCAGCGTCTTCAGCAGTTGTTCTGATAACTTTTTTCTCGGCGGACTTAACTCCTCCGGTGTTCGGGGTAATCTTTCCGGGCGTGTGTGCTTCGGTTTCTATTACTTCCGCCGATGGCTCAACCTTCTCCTCGCCACCTTTCATCTTAAATTCTTTCCACTTCATGTATTCGTCAATCACGCTTTCAGCTTTCCAGTTATTAAAATCTTCTTCGCTGATAAAATCGCCAACGGTAATGGCTGCGTACTTCGGTGGATTTTTCTGACGAAATTTTCCCAAATATTCTTTTGCTTTTTTACTGATGGTAGTGTCGGCTTCAAAGAATGTTTGAGGATTAAGGAGAACATACTTCTCCTGCAATTCTTCTTTGTGAGCGGTGATCTGATCAATGGCGATGGAAAGGTTTGTGGTCACTGCCACAAGCCCATCTTCTGTCAGGACAAAAAGAACTTGGCGCTTCTTTAAAATACTTGTGCTGTTTTTGGTGATGTATTCTTCAATGACCGGCATGGCTCCTTTGGCGACGATAGCATATCCTTTCGGTGATGGCGCAAACAAAGCAATGGATTCATCATTTCTGAAATAGTAGGAAGAGGTATAGTTTCCTCCTTTACTGCCGAGATTATCAGAATAACTCGATGCCTCCATTGCCTGACCGATCAGGATTCCTTTTATCGGCGGATCAATTAGAGTGTCCTCCTTTTTTTCATTGTCCCATGTGACGAATGTTGCTTTTCCGGTAGCATCTTCTTTCAGCTTAATTCTTGCTGCGATTTCTAATTTCGGTACTGCGTTTCCAGCACCTTGACTTTTTGAAAGCCTGTCCTTGATTGATGTCATGATTTTTGTTTTTAGAATTAGTACAATTTAATTATGATTATGGATGATCGGCATTCTTACATACAGCTTGTTCCACTTAGGAACGGTTCTTTTAAGGTGAAGTATTTTCAGTTCATTATATTCGGGCGGAAGCAAAGGATTATTGCAATAAAAGTTTTCCTGCCACACACCGCCGCCACACTCGATTTCGAGTTCTGGTTTCTCGAACGCTTTCTGGATTGTTTTCATTGTCGGCGGATGGACAGTAATTAATAGTTTGGATTATAGTTTATTATTTTAACCGAGAGGTCAGATATTATTTCTTCCACTCGTTTACATTCATTTTCTATGTGAATCAGTTCTGTTTTTTTACACTCAATCTTCACAATTCTTTTCTCCTTTTTTACCTCTGATCGAATCCTCCAATACCGCCGAATCAAAAAGTCGTAGGTAAGTTTATAGTTAAACTTTTTCTCTACCATTGTTTCAAGCAGGTTTTCTCTGCGTGTAAAGAGTTCGTCTTTTACATCATCAAAGGTGTAGGTGGGAATAGTGGATTCCATTATAGTATTTTTTTTGCTGCCAAGCAACGGTCAATGTATTGCTCAACGATTTCGGTTTGCTTTTTCGGGTTCATGCTTCGTCCAATAACAACGAATCCAAATGTCTTTCAAGTACGCCAGTCACGCTCATTCCAAAAGACCTAACCAGCTTGGTAAAATTGTCTTTCTTTTCTTTTGAAATCCGTAGATTTATTTGCGCCACCTTGTTGTTGCCACTTTTTTCGGTAAACGGTATTCTTTTTCGCATTACATTGTAAACAGAACCGTAGTGACTTATTATTAACTCCTCTTCTCGTCTAAATGCTGTTTCTGCATCATCAAATTGATCCACAATCTCAAGCAACGGCAACAGTCCGGCCCTCTTTAACCCATCAATCCACGCGACCTTTTTCTTGTTACTGTGTTTGTCGCTTATGTGCGCACCCAATCTATTCAATGGGTTTTTTGTGCATCCAATATATTTTATAACACGATCAACAGGGCAAATCAACACGTATACTACATATTTTTTTTGTTGCAGCCTAATAATTCGAGACCTGTTTGTTTTCATTTTGAAAGTATGATATATTGATTTCCGATTTTCTTAAACTTCACTTTATTTTTTAAAATAAGAATATGTACCCACTGTCTGCTCTTCTTTATTTTGGTTGCATAATCTCCTACTGTATATTCTTTCATGTTTTTCATTGTCGGGCGTAAATGTACAATCGTAATTTACGCTTGTCAAGTGTTATTTTTTAACTGTTTGATTTTTAGGGTAATTATTTTTCTGGCAATTTTCAAAGATTTTTTTATTGCTATTACTTAATGCGAAGAGACAGCCTATTCGGAGCGACTATTACCAATCTTCCGCGACACCAATAGAAACCATTTCCCTCGGCGTAGGAGGCGACCTTTGCCGAACAGCGTTCGATCACACGCTTTGTTCTTGTGATGTCAACGTACAGGTTCTTTTCAAGCATACGAAGGATGGTGCTTCCCATAGAGGATGAGCAGTTCCATATTTTTGACAATCCTTTTGCAGACAGTATAAATTGTTGAGTTATTACACCTATATGTTTTGATGTCTTTGAGTGTTTCACCGCTTCTTTGTGATCCACCAAAGTCTTCGCATGGGTTAGGTCAAACTTTTTCTTTACAATGTACATGCACTGATCGTGCTTTTGTTTTAGTATTTGATAGTATAGGTTTCTTAGAATTATTTTTTCCTTGTGTTCTGTTTTTAAAACAAAATTTTTGAATTTTTTGCTGATATTTTTAAAGACAAGATTCTTTCCATGATACTCACACCACCCTTGTTCAAAAAATATCTTTATCATCCGGTTGATCTTTGTAATGGAATATCCGGTTTTTTCAGAAAGTAATTTTGGTGAGTAATTAAAAATGCAGGAGTTCTTGTACTTGTATTTTACAAATAGAAAAAAGGCAAACTCCTTCAGGAGCCTGTTGTCTCGGCAAAAATTAAGAATCTTATGTGGTACCCTTATCTCCATGTTGCAAAATGGAGAACCCCGCCTTTTTAGGGACGGGGTTGTATAGAACACTGAGTTACAAGTGGCACGTTATACGGTGTTGCAGACCGCTATCTTAATTTCTTTGTAAAGATAACTACTTTTTCTATACTTCCTTCTCCGCCACAAATAAACTTCAAAATTCCTTTCGATCCGCCGACAATAAAAATTATTTATCAACAGGTTTTCTACTCTATAAACAAAACATTCTGCGGAAAGTTCGGACTCATGCCAGCATGCAGGGAATTGTTTTTAAAGTTTAGCCCAATGCGATTGAATCCGTTTTTTACTAACGCCGGAATAACCTTGAATGCCTTTTGCGAATCCCATTTTCCATCGGACCGGCGCAAGGTTATGTCGAAACACATGGTTGGAATCTCCCGGTGTTCATCCGTTGGAAAGCCTGCTGGATTATCCGGTGTTCTGTAATTCGATGTAACGGACATCGGAACCCCCGCGTCCGCCCGAGCATTATCAAGGGCTACAATGGCTATTAAACCAACTTTGTCCCAGTCAATTTTTGGATCTCGTGCTGGTGAGAAGTATTTCAGAGAGGCAATCGTTTCTTCCCTTGTCATTCCTTCGCTTTCTCAACCTCTTTTTCAATAGCAGCATTTACATTGTCGGGCAGAACACGCTCCGCCGCCTCTGGGGTGATTGGCTTGGTGCCTCCGGTAACTTCAGCGTCCTTACTAAAGATCAATCCGACCCCCGTTAATGCGCTTGCTGCAGCACCCATAATGACGGCAGCGGTGATGACAGGAGCAAATGCCACGGCGGTTATTGCCCCTACGATAGCAAGGACTCCCATGCTGGTCGTCTTCCATGATTTTAACTTGAACATGATGTTTATTTTTAGATTGTTAAGGAAATAATTTGCTGATTAAGTATGTCCACACTGAAGCTACGAACCATAATTCCGGTCGGCTGACATGGAAGAATAGTGTTATGAATGCTATGGAGCACAGAGTCCACGCGATGAGTACAATATATTTTGGAAGAGTCATTTTGCCTTTAATTTTATCTACCACACAATCCACGGATGCCCCGCTATGGACAGCAATGCATTAATAAGGATGATGAGAACGATGAGTGCAAGCACTACGCGGATGATTTTATTAAATGGTTCAGGAACCCCGACATACGAAATTGCCCAGGTTATTAACCAAAATATGACACCGGCCACGATAAGCCATATTAATACCGATAACAGTGTGCTACCGGTGATTACCAATAATGTTGAGAGTACCATGATTATAGTTTTTTAAGTTTTGATTTATATCCTGCTTTGATTTTAAAGCCTCTTTTGAGCATGTATGCAAGAATGAGTGGATCACACACCAGCTCGCAGAAGATGGCTGTAACCTCGTCAATGTTACCGCCATTCATTTTTACCTTTCCACCCTCCAGGCGTGATACGATTGTCTTTACCTGGTTCCCTTCGCTACGTGCATATTTGGTTGTAGAGATGAGGCTTTTGATTTTTTTTGTTGGCATGATTGGTTTTTGTTTAGTTTTTTTTTATTACTTTCTTAACTTATAACAAACGTATGCAATAGAAAATATAATCGCAGCATATTCGGTCCAGTCGAATTTAATCTCATCAGTAAAAATACTTTCAACCACTTTGTTAAATGCGAACGAAAGCGCTATTCCCATTATTAAGCTCACCATCCACCACTCAATAGTCAACAAGAACAATGCTCCATAACCAAGCGCATAAGTAACGCTGTCGCATATCCAGTAGCAGCGCAATCCCGCAGACAGTCCGTAGTGGTGCTTTACCCATACCCATAGGTGGCCTCTTATTAAAAAGTCACACACAAGGAACGCTACGAGCAAATCACGCGCAGCCACCTGGCGGACATGGTGGATGGGTCCCGATTCTTGCATACGTGCTTATGTTGTCTGCTTTATCATTATATTCTTCCTCGTCAATTTCTTCTGCATTTGATTTGATCCATATTTCATCATGATCGGCTTCACTAACCCTGTACACGGTAGATGATTCCATTATCATAATAATAGGATCGAGCAGGCTATAATAAAATGTTTCGTACTGTGTTGTTCTTTTGTAGTATGACATTTGACTATGGTTTTAGCATTGTAAAGAAGGTTGCAAGTTTGGCTAAGATGGCCTTTCCCGATATTCCAGCGGCGACACCAACACCGGTTGCTATTGAGGTGCCGACCACCTTTTGCCTGAAGTTATCATTGGAGAGTTTGTCTATTTTTTTAGAATACACATCAATTTCTTTTTCCAAGTCGTTGATTTTGTCTTCATGAATTTTTATTTTTCCAATAATGCCAGGGTTGCCGTATTGCGGATTGCCTATAATATGTTCTTCAAGTCGTTCAAATTCATTCTTGATGATCCTGAATGATTGCACAAGGCTTTGTTCGGCGGACTGGCTCATAATTTCTTTTCTTTTCTTTCTTTATCATCACCCCTATTTTCCTGCCTTAATTCTGTTCTGCCCTCGAGATTTCCTGCGTCTTTAGCGTTTGTTAGCTGTACCGACAGCCCCCCGTTTATGGTTTTATGCACCTCCTCAATTTTTTTTCTGTTCCTTAAAGAAGATACAAATGCAGCAAGCCCCATCAAGGTAGATGGGATAACGAGAATAATATCATGCCAGATGGAATCGGTCATTTCATTAACTCATCAATTTGATCTGTGGACATTTTTATAAGTCCTTTTAAGAATTTTTTTCTCATCGGGCTTATCTCAAATTTTCCTTCCGATAGCATAAGGTCAATCTGACCAACCACAACCGAGTTAAATCCTTTGTGAAGATAGTGCATACCCGCAGAAAGGGTTCCCCCTGTTTTTGCTTCATCCAAATCGGTTGATAGCGAGAGAAGCGTTTCGCGACCCTCTTCCAGTATTGGTTTTGCTTCTTCAAACGTTTTTATTTTGCCGTGAGCGGTTAATAGCTGTTCGAGTTTGTGAAACTTCTTTTTTGATTCCTGTAATTTGTTTTTCATAGAATTATTTTTTAGTATTAGTTTTTGTTCTTTCCCGGAACGATCAGTTTTTTCTTTTGCCCTTAAAGTTAGCGGTTGATACAGCGGGAGTGGGAACATCTACCGAAACGGGTTGATCGGCCCCAAAAGAATTAGCCACTATTGAGGTAAAATGGCCCCCAATAGAAATCCCCGATATCATCATATTATCTGCCTGAAGCAATAATATTGCACTTGACCCACACAATGTTTTAACATTAGCCGCTGTTAGAGTAGTGCCGTCTTTAGCAGGAATGATGGTCATTGGACAATTGTCCTGGGGATTACTGCATCCTGTATATATATTATAAGAAATAGTAACCGGAACACCGTTAACCATTATGCTATTTGGGTAAGCTAAGATATAGGCATCGGGTGCTTTATTAGGACATGCAGGATAGACAAATCCATTATTGGGTGCTGTGAAGGTTGTATAGCCCCCCCACACCTGTCTATTGTTAGGAACATAAGGAGTATTGTATAGCCTTACAACATATCGGTGAGGTAGTCCATCTCCAACATCTCCTGTTCCATAATCATTTGCAGTTAAATTCCCAAACGGAATAGTAATTGATGTTCCGGTTCCTTTAGCAATCTTTACATAAATACCATCATCAAAAATTATCCAATACGGATTGCAGTTGTTGTCATAGACATTAAGGGTTTCCATGCAATGTTGAGCGGGGTTTGTTGATGCCTGCTTCTCAATGGTAAAGTAGGTCATGTTTGTCGGAGGATCGGTAATTGTAACCGTAACTCCGGACGAATTTACAGAGGATGTAACATCTGTGGCGAAACTAACTATCGAGTTAGTCAGCATTGCAAAAAAGATAGATACTAAAATTAGTTTTTTCATTTGTTTTTTTGATTTTAAGATTAAATGATTTGTATTCTTTATGAGATAAAATATATGAACAAAGCAATGGCGTATAGTATTCCGAGCCACAGTCCTTCGCTGTGATTCCAGTAATTAAAACCGTTGCCCTGTTCGTTATTCATTAAAAACTGTTTTTTCTTATTTTTGTTACCAGATCATCCACAACTTCTTCACCTGCCTTTCGATCGGTTGCTTCGGGATAATTGTCAGCGGGCCAATGAATAACTTTTGCAGAAGTAATGCTCACCCCACTTTCCCTCAATCGCTGAATAAACTCTTCTGCAATGGCTTCAGGGGTTGCTTTACTGAAGCCCCCACCTGTATTCGTGAAATCAACTATTTCACCGTCTTTTTTTGTGCGGTCTTGTCCGTGACCACCTACAGCATTAATTACTATTCTGAAATCTCCCATTGGTTTTTGATTTTTATGGTTAAATTATTTATGTGATTTAGTTTTACCTTTTTGCGAAGGAATTACTTTTTTCCCCTTCCCTTTGTACCAGACGTAGTGGTGGTTGTGGTTGTTCCGCCTTGCGTAACAGTTAATTGAGAAAAGGGCATATCTGCATACGGATCACCCAGGTTCACGCTTCCGCCGACAACCTCAATATTCTGTAACTCGTAATTGAACTTATTGCTTAACACTACCGGGTAGTCTGTTGAGAGTTTCAGGCACATGATTCCGTGTGTTCCCAATATTACCGACAAGGGAACGATCATCATTCCGTTATCAATTGGGAGCATTGTACTTTTTTGAGTAAAGCGATTATAAACAATATCCCATGCCCAAATTTGGGCCGAGGTTTTTCCTTCCAATCCAATGAAGAAAATTTGATGTCCGGTAAGCACTGGCGGATAATCAGGGTACCGTGGATCTATTCCTGAGAATAGGGGTTCTGTTTTTGAGATTGTTACATTCATGGTATTTATTTTTTAGGTTTAACTTTTTGCTTTGCTTTGGCAGACTCCGTTAATTTATAATCAATACCCTTGATAAGAGCGCGTAACTGAGCCTTTTTGTTATCGGTGGTCTTGGGGTCTTTCAGCGCTTTTTCAAGGACCGCTTTGCGCTTTGAGAGCAGGCTTTTGGTTGATGAGGGAAGTTGAGCTACTACCGACAAGGAGATCAATAAGGCGCCGAGTAAAAATATTTTTTTCATGATATTTATTTTTTGGTTAAAGTTATGCGATTTTTTCCCATGTAATTAAGCAGTCAAATGCATGACCTTCTACTGGGGAGTTCCCTAAACCCGGAAGTAATGTTTCGTTTCCGTTTTCAATAACAGACCCCGGACCCGAAATTAAAGTTATTTTTGAACCTCCTTTATGATAGATTCCGTCTGCCTTTAATTTAGCATAGCTACCATTTATTAGGTCGTTAAACTGAATGCTTTCGCTGTTCTTAACTCGGTCACGATTTGATGAATCCCTCCACACCAACTCTCCCCTTAATGTTTTATCAGATTCTCCGTTACCCTCTTTAAATGTGAACTCTACACTTATATCATAGATGCCTTCTTGGTCGGTTCCCAATATCTGATAAGGGGTGTAGGCGTCTTCTACATATTCGCCCCATACATCACAATTTCTGTCCTGAAATAGAATTGTCTGCTTTAATGTTTTCTTAATAATTATCATAGCATTTGATTTTTAAAATTGAGGTTCGACGCAGACTCCTGCATCGTAGTTTATGCTTCCAAGCGAATTGACCAGAGTGGTGTATAATTTTATTTCTCCAAATGCGCTAACATTGATCTGAAACGCTCCATACAAGGGGGTGGTGGCCGTAGATACATTTACAGAGGTGACACCAGCAGGATAGAGGTCTATCGTTTTATGATTCCCGTTTTGGTCATCATACTCCAGCGTCATTTTTATAATATCAGTAGATATGCTATTTATAGTGAGATAGGGTGATATTAAGTGTTTCCCGGCACCACCAAAGGTAAAGTCATATATAACGGCTGCCGTGGTGGCCGCAAGGGTGTCTTTGCAATATGGGGTAGGCGAATAATTGTACCTATTGGTTTCATACAGCGTATCACCATCTTCATCGCTCATAAATTCAATAAATGAACTGTCGCTTGCTCCAACAAAAAAGTCTTGACCATTTTTTAGGATTAAATTTCCACCAGAATAAAACTGAACATAACTTGTTGGATCTACATTGCTGGTAGCATCAAACCGATATTTAAAATGCGGTCTTGCTCCGGTTATATCAGAAATAGATTCAATATTCCCGATAAACATGGAAATATTAGTGGCATAATTAATTGTGGAAATGTCATATACGGGAGCCGCCGAAACAGCCAGAGTGTCTATTACGTTGGAATAGGTTTTATAAACCTCGAATGAAGTAGTGTATATTTTGTTGTCGGGTACAATTACCTCAATGTCATTGGGGGCAATATAGATGTTACTAAAAAAATGACATCTTTTTCCAACATAGAGCGTATCATCTTCTCCAATTACAATGGGACCCTCAAAATCTGATCCTGTATCAGCAAACATTTTCCCGGCATCATGTAATGTGATATACTCATCAAAAGTATTATACGGCATTGAATTAAATTGGCATCCCATTCCGGCTGTAAACTGGCTTACCTCACCACCCCCTTCTCCCTGGTTATGATAACCAAACTTAATATCTGAATACTGTCCGATGTCAAAATATTTACCAAGTGTATTTGAATCCAGGCGTAATGAGGCTACTTTTCCAAGATTCAATCCATATATGCCAGAGTATCGTTGTTTATAATCCTTCAGGGTTAACTTGGAATCAATTTCAAGGCTGGCATTTATGATTTGTGCATTACTTGAATCAACATTGATCTCGCATTGCCTTGCTGTTACATTTTGAGTTTCGTAGTAAGCAACCTGGTAACAGTTTAAAAGAGCAGCTATCGCCCACTTAACACAATTAGGAGTATTGGTAAGTACTACAAATCCGGGATAACTTTGTTCAACAGGATTAACGAGAAAAGTATTGTCTTTGATAAGGGTAATAAAGTCTAAATCCCATAGGTACTCAACAGGAATAGCCACATTGGCGATATTATAATAATACAACCTTGTATTTACTAACTGTACTCCATTCCATTGTCCACTGATGGGAAAGGAATAGTCAACATTTTGATCTGATGGTGAAGCACCTGCCGATGGGTTTGTAATTGTATAGGTCGCACCAATGATTACTGTATCAGCAGCAACAGCTGCTATGAATTGAGCAGATGTGCAAGCAATGGAATCTATTGTAGCAGGGTACTTCCAATGATCATATCCATCAGCACTAACAGTAAGAACTTTGTTGGTGGCTTCTTCTCCATTTTTAATACGAATAGTATCTATACGTACGTCAAATTTATTTTTTCCAAAACCCAGACTGTCACGAATGCCTGTTCCTGCCGTGTCCTGTACAATAAGTCCAGGCACACCCGGGTGTGTCGCTTTTATGTGAAGCTGTGCAGCAGGTCTGTCAAATCTATATACACCTATTCCTGCAGTGAAAGTATAAAAGCTGGGTTCATTACCACCAAGGATCAACACATTGTCAAACTCGGCTTTGCTTCTATATCCGTAGGTAGAGGTATAATTAAGCGAAGCCCCAATATTTCCAGAGTAACATCCAGTTGCCGTATTCCAGCTTCCATCAATATTATGATCAGAAGACTGGCGACCAATGTATGTATTTGACTTTCCTGTTGTATTTATAGAACCGGCCTCTGATCCTGCAAATGTGTTGTTAAATCCGGTGGTATTCTCTCCTCCGGCAAACCACCCAAGAACTGTATTTTCATGACCCGTTGTATTGGATCCTAATGTAAATCTTCCAAAAGCTGAATTTTTTAAATTGGTGTTACGATATACTCCCCCAGCTTCTGCACCAAAAACTGTTGTACCAAAATCATGAGATAATCCTGCGATCTCTGTTGCTCCAATGGAAAAGAAAGTTGTATCGTTTAGTTTTATCTGTGAAGCATTAATGGCAAGAGGAGAACACGCATTGATCGTATGCACATAAAGGCTATTTAAGCATCCTGTAATCGTTGTATCAATAGATCCTCCTCCACCTCCAACAGGGAATTGATGGGAAACACCATCAATAGTATATTTTACGGTGTCTTTACTTGCTACACCAAAAATTGTGTCCACCTTTCCATTATCCTTTACCTGGTTGTCTGCCGTAAAAGTTATTATTTGATTTGCCCATGTTCCCCGAAGAACGCAATTATTAAATGAGGCAAAGTCTACATAACAGTTATTCAGATTTGCAAACCTGATACTATCGCCCGTATCTCCATTATGTATTTCTGTATTTTCAACAAAAGCATTTTCAAGATTAACCCCTGTTCCCGCTGCCGAAGCTATAATATCAGAATTGGTATAAAGTACATTGGTTGTCTTCCCGAAATTCTGAATATTTGAATTGAAGATAAATGTTTTGTTGGCGCTCGCTGTCAAGTGAATGTCTGTGCCGCTTGTACGCTCTCCATCTATGGAGAACCCTTCCACCTGTATGCTATTTGCTTCAAAATAAACTCTCGAAGCCACTCCCATGCGCATGCTTTTCAACTTGCATCCTGTATGGCTTTGAATGTCCACCACGCTGTTCCTGCCAATGGTACACCCGTTTATTTCTGCTCCAGCACCGATGTTTAATATTCCACCGGTAGTAATATTACTCACAGGGGAAATGTCATTATAAAGAATGTCTGAGTTATCTCCCGTGAAAGAGAAGGTAATATCAGGAGATCCACCAGCATTATATCCAAGTACATGGTTTCCTTCAAATGTCAGAGATGTATGATTGTCGGCGCGAAAATAAGAGTCCTTAAAATTGTTGGAAATAAAATAAGTATTTCCGGCGATAACATCAGACTGATCAAAGTCCTCCATCAGCGTGTTATCAATTTTATTATCCGTCTCAAATGAAAACCAATCAAAAGGAAACATGCCGATAGCGCTTTGCCCAATGGTTCCAGCAATGACAGCATTATTGCCAAGAGGCTCATACACTGATGTAACAAGGTTGTTCTGTACATCATAAGTAGCTGTTACCATAACAGTATCGCTCATGAAACTGTTAATAAAGTACCCCTGTCCGCCGACCTCCAACCTTCCCTTGGTCAGAGCCATGATATTAAGTTTCATGTGGACCCCCGTTTGTCCCGCACCGGCATTACTGACCTGGTATATAACTGTTGAATCGGCAGTGTAGGTATTAACAAGCGTTTTAAGTGCGGCAGCAGTAATGGGTATAATTGACATTCCCCCTCCTCCCGCCGAACCAATAGTAACCGTACCCGCCCCATTATCAGTAATGGTGATACTTCCAGATTGGGCTAAATTTAAAAGGGCCTGATCAACATTTGGTGTTCCATTGGTTTCAAGAGACAATGATGACCCTCCGCCACCCGGCTGCCAACTTAAATTACCAAGACCATCATTGGTCCACACATCTCCAGCGTTTCCCTGCGTGTTAGTATATACATAGGGAACGCTGTTTATTGTCCAATTAGGAGAATTGAACTCATATCCGCCTGATATTAGATTCCTTACGATAATAGCGGCATTTGTTGGTCCAGTATTAGGATCAAACCCAATATACGTATCTCCAAAATATTCTGTAATAATACCATTCCATCCGCTTGGAGGGCTTCCGCTAAAGGTTGTAGAATTATAATAGAACCCAACCGGATAAGCGTTGCTTTGGTCTATGTCTCCCAGTATGGCGTCGGTTGACGTGCTTCTTACTCCCGTCCCATTTGCACCAAGGGTTTGGACGCCGGCAGAAAAAACGCCGCTAATATATGTAAGCTGGTTTGATCCCACTAATGGATTGGCTGCGCCATCTCCCACGGCAACCTGTCCGCCATCGAGCGATACACCACCGCCAGTCGGCGAAAAGAAGTTGGTCGTTATCACGTTCCACCTGTGGGTAAACCCGGAATATCTTAAAAGAGCCACATATCCGCTTTGCAGAGGATAGGTGGCAATTCCAAGTGGCAGGGAAAATCTTCCCGCCGCCTGTGAGCTAAGATTTTCGTTTATCAATACAATACTATCTCCATTTGTGCTAAGATTCCCAAGTAATAGCCACCTGCCATCCACGCCATTCTGAAGTCCACCGAGCCTTATCGTGTTGTTTTTAAATCTTAAATCAAAAGTTGTGGTTTGAAGTGAATAATTTAAAACTATTCCTGATGCAGAGGAGTCATACCTTGTTCCATCAAGAACAATCTGACCGTTTAATGCAAAAAAATTATCTACAATAAGAGAGTCCGGAATTTTTAACCCGTTTATAAAATATTGATTAACCGAAGTATTTGCCGACCCAATCAAAACCGGTGTGCCAAGGCCCGATGTTGGAAAGTTTATTTGCTGCGCATGCATGGCGCATACAAATAAAACGAATAGTCCGGTTAGTTTAAGTGATTTGGTCATGATAGGACGAGTAAGAATATATCTTCGGATCCATTGGCCATCGTTATGGTGGATCCGGCAAAGGAGTAATATACTGGTGACGCGGCATACCTTATCCTGCTTGACAAGGTTGCGTCAGTGAATAAAATGAAATTTACATCAGGAGATTTCCCGGTGAGAACAAATTGAGCTCCGTAAATTGAGGTGTCTATGGAGTCGCCCGTAAAATCGACCTTTGGTATTGATACCATTGCGATTGCAGATGATCCACCCGAAAAAGTAAATATCACCGATACTGTGCCACCTGCATTATAGTATAGATCGCCTGTGCTTATGTCAAGATAAAACTGTCCGTCGGCAAGAAGCCCCGGCGTGGGTGCGCCCGAGCCGAATATCCATGTACCCCGAAGCATCTTTGTCTTCAGGTCATTGATGACCATCCAAAAATACTCTCCTGTAACATAGGCTAAGTTCCGCCCCTGATTGGATAAATCAACACCATTACTCATTCGCGTGACGAGATTAAAAAGTTAGAAACCGTAAATCTAAATGCGAATAAGAATGGCAAACTTAAAAATAAATTCTATTCAAAACCTGCTCATGCTAAACTTTACTTTTAACAGCACCCACAGATATTGTTTACTTTGTCTATGATAGAGCGGACTTCGCTGTCACTCAGGCACCCGTCAGATACCTCTACGGTGTTTTCTGTTCCGCCCGAGAACAAACTACTATAACTATGTGGTCCGAGCTTACCTGTATATCCAAATGTTACCGTAGCCTCATTATATCCTCCATCGGGAGCACATATCTGTATGGCTGCATCTCCAAGATCGGTCGCACTATATCCATTTCCAATATTGGTAACGATATAATCTATCATATCCTGGAAGGTGGCAAAAAAAACTGAACTGAAACTGAATATCACATTGCCGTCCACTGTCACGTATCCTTCTGTTATCTCGGTATCGCTGTCAAGAAAAGCAAATATCACGCAAGAGCGATCTCCATAAATGGTGATGGTGCCCGATGGTATGTAGTTCCGAATGATCTGATGTGCGCGTGTGACATAGCTTAAATTCTCTTCTTCACAATGGCATAGTTCTTCGCCGTTTTCCTGTGCGATTCTTATTTCATCGGCGAGCCGGGAGGAACAGCATGCTATATTATCTGCGATAGCCTGTGTTTGTGGATATGTCAGATCGGTGGTCGGTACTGCTGCAGGTTCCAATATGGTAACGCTTGCCGTTTGTGTGCATCCATTGCTGTCTGTCACTACCACGGTATAGGTTCCGCCGGGAAGCCCTGAAATAGATGGTGTGTCAGCACCATTACTCCATGAGTACGAATATGGCTCATCGCCGCCCGTAACGGTATCTACGCTTGCAAATCCGTTGGGAGCAAACAAATTGGTGGAGTCAGAGGATATTGCTGATATTGTAAATCCACCCAAAATAAACAGGTTCACACCACCGGTAACGATAAATGTGCCTATGCTTCCTGCCGCATCATCAGTGAACACCATTCCAAGCGGACTCGCGGAAGGAGTATAAACAACAGACCCTCCAGCACCGCCGGGACTCCATGCATAAGTGGGACCCACAAGTTCGGGGTCATCATAAGATACCGAAACGGTTCTATCTCCGCTGGCACACAGAGCCAGGTCGGCAGAAAAGTTAAGTGTTACCTCTTCTGCCCAATAAGTATATCCGTATATTCGTAAAATGGCACCGGAAGAATCTGTTATTTCTGCCCATACTTCGTCTTCAAGCGGAATTCCGGTGATATTCGAGCCGATATGCCCGGTTGACCATACCGTAAAGTAGCCTCCCGCTCCGCTGATAACACTTACTGCGAAGTCAGACTTATTATATCCGGACTGAACCTGCACAGAATTGATATTGGTGAGTGTTCCTATGTTTATCTTAGATACCCCGTAGGCGCTCGGAAACCGTGGTATCAATATCGCTTTAAGTCCATCAACTATTGGTGCGTAGGTGGCAAATATCACCATATTTAGCCCGAAAGTGGCTGTTCCCAAAACAAATGTCCACGTATTTGTTCCGACTGTTAATGCAAATGCATTTGACTGAAACCGGTAGAACGGATGTCCATCTGCATTTGTCAGCGGTGCTACAAAGGTCAGCGTGTCGCCTTCGTTATAATACCGATACTGATCAGAAGTTATCTGTCCGTTGACAACAACATCTCCATTTCCATAGACATCGAGTGGAGCCTGGATGATGATTGGCTGTATAGGAGTGGTGGTGGCTCCGTTATATGCGAATATGATTCTTCTTATAGCCATATCATACACATCCGCAACCTGTACGATTGCAGATATCTGTTAGTTGTTCGATTAAATCTTTTGCCCTTTGTATTTTCGGCGGATCGCAGAGAAACGAATTCTTTATTGCCTCCAATGTGTTCCACGCTTTTGTAAAATCAGATCCTCCGCATTTACATTCATCGGTACACTTGCATAATTTGTAGGTGGCGGCCATCTTGTTCACGCAGCATTCAAGTGTACATAAGATTGGAAGTTCAATGGTTACTGTTTCTGAGTATTCCCCGATTCCGCCCGAATCATCTCCTGTTACTGTATAAATAGCGGTGATCACCTGTGATGGAATTTTTTCCTCGGAGGCATAACCTAAAACGGTATTCAGTACTTGGTATGCAAGCTGAGTGTCATCGGTAGGAAAGGTATCGAACAAATCAATTTGTGGAATAACAGTTCCGTTCTGCAGGGTAATATCAAGCGTTGCCGTGAGTGCGGTGTCTATGTCGGGTCTTGGCGAATTCCAGCCGCCGGGATTGGAAGCAGAATAAGCACCCGTGAGTTCGAGCCAGTTAATGCTCTTGCAGTTGCTTGGCCAGGTAATGTCACCTTTTAATACTACTCCTGAATTTGTCATTTGTCAAATGTATGTTTATATTGGTTTTATTATTTGTCTGATGAAAATTATTTATTCACTTCCGCACGAGAATAACACCTCTTACATCTTCAATTCTCTCAACCACTTGTTTAAAGCATTCATCACAGAAAGGTTTATGAGACGTATTATTCATCTCTTCTGTACATAGAATACACACTTCTTTTTTGATGGTGTATTCAAACTGTTCTACTTTTCCCGTGCTGTCTGTCATTTTTTCTTTTTTATTTGTTCTCTTAAAATCGGAATCCCCGTTTGAAGATTTTCCAATACACCTTCGGGTTTCCTTTTTTGTATTTCTCCCATTTCATCCTTGTCCATGAACTCAGCCGTTTCTTGAATAAGCCGTGGCACCAAGAAACCCTTTGCTATATCTCCTACGGCGTAGGCTGTGCCGCCATTTTTTAAATCCTGTGTGGTACGTGCAGCCTCTCCGATAAATGGTTGTTGTTCTGCGAGTCCCCATGTAGACGCCCCCATTCCTTTTTCAAGAGCCTCTGCTGCTGTCTTATGCTTGCCAAGCATTTTGTCCTGCACTCTTTTTATTGTCGCACCGAATTGAAGCATTTCAAGAGCCGGAGCATGCAGGAATACGTGAGGTATCTTAACACCTAAAAAATCTACGTCACCAAAATGAATGTCGTCTTTTTTCTTTTTGCCAGGTTGATAATATCCTCCAATCTTATCGGCATTCATGTAGCCGATGGTGAGCAGCGTTGCTCCCAAAGTTTGTTTCTTTAAATTCCTGAGAACATAATCTTTTTGTTCAGGGGTTAAGTTTTCAACACCTTTTCTTAAAACATTTGCTGCTTTAAGTCCTCCCGCTAAATAGGAAGATGTTTCGGCAACAAAGTTTGATGGTATTTTTACAATCGGGAGTAGGAGGCGGAACCCTGTAGCCACACTTCCAGCGCCCTTATTTTCAAGTATCTTTAAAAATCCCTGATAAGCAGTGACCACGTTATTCTCATTCATAAAAATAGTGCGCTGCGCATCTTCGTATGCCTTGGCGCCTATCTCGGCTTGTACCAAAGGATCACTTGCATCAGCGCCATTGCGGATAGCATGCTCCATTCTTTTTTCAAAAGAACGAAAAAACTCTCCTCGTTTTGGCATTGTTTTCAGGGCTGAGTGAAGCTGTCCGAAAAAATCAAGCGCCTCTGGCGGTAATGATGACCTTCCAAATAGCTGGTCAAGTTCTCCCTTACCGGCCTTGGCTGTTTCCCATATATCCTTATAGGTAGCTTTTTTAAATGCTTCCGTGATATTTTTTGCTTCTGCTTTAGCATTGTAGCCACCTTCTCTCGGAGCATCTTTGGCGACTTTGGGAACAGCCTTTCCTATCCCCCACCCAATACCTTCTTCGATAGTTGATGTTAAAAACTGACGCGCTGTTGCTGCTGCGGTGAGTTTTCCAAGCGTCTTTACTCCTGACAGGATAGCGAAGCGTTGCCACTTTAAAAGCGCATCACGAACCCTCTCTCCTTTGCCACGATTCTTTTTTTCGTATTCTCTTTTTAGAAGATTGAACTTATCCTGTGCTTTTTTCTCGGCGGCTTTTAAGGCCAGGCGCTCACGGTCAAGAACTGGTTTTTGTTTTTTCTTGAAAAGAGATTCTTTTATATGATCAACTGTAAGCCCGGTGATAGCACCCCTTAATTTATCATGAATATTGGATGCAATTTCTTCCGCCGATACAATGCCATCTTTAATATAATTCTTGGCAAGTTTTGTTAGTACTGGTATCATTTCAACAGGAATAGGATTGGCAGAAAGTTTTGCTCTCTGTTTTTTTGCTATCCGGTATAACTGAACATACAGGTTTTCGCGATCTTTCTTTAAATATTCTTTTGTGGCGGTACGTGGAGAACGCTTCTTTTCTTTTTCAGAATCTTTTATCAGGTCACGTAACGCCTCATTTTCTGAACCAAGTTCAGAAATCTTTTTTTCGTACTCCTCATTTTTTTTACGAAGTTCTTGTATTTCCTTATGCAGAGATTCAATATGTGCTATTTCTGCTTCTGTCAGCGGCTCACCCTTAATATTTTTTATCTGGGCTTTCATGGTGGCAAGAGAGAAGTCTTTCTCCAAAGCCATTTGTACAGATCGCAGGGCACGACCACTTGTGGTAGTAGCGTTATTGACACCCCTTAAAAGTGTTTCATACCGATCCTGTATAGCTGCTGCTGTAATTCTGTTTTCTGGAGTATCGGGTTCTTGCGCGATGTCATCAATCTGATTTTGAAGCTGACGTTTGCGGGTTAAAAGAAGCGCAAGGTTTTCATCGGACACTGGTTTGTTGATATTGTCTGCGTACTCTTGTGCGAGTTCGTCGGCATTGACTCTTCCTGTTTCTATTTTACTTTTTGCTTCGTCGGCGAGTTTTCCAAAATCCTGTTTAAGTCCGTCTTTAAAGTCTTCATCAATACCGATACGATCCCATTCCTTTTTTAACTCCTCCTTGGTGATGCCCTTGATTTCTTCTCTCTCGAAACTCTTGGCTACTTTCTCAACCACCTCTTCCGCATGCACCTTATCTTCTTTGGAAAAATCCTGGTACCATTTTGTTTCTTTGACGCTTTGGATAACATGGGCAATCGCTTCTTTCAGGGTTATTCCACCGAGTCCGATTGAACCTTCTACAATATTTTTCAAATCATCAAATAATTTTGTCTGTTCCTCTGGCGTGAGATTTTTTTTGACTCCGAATTTATTTACAACACCATTTACACCACTTGCAATTTTTGCTTTCTGCTTTTCTTTTAATTCATTCTGTTTATCAATTTTTTCTTCTACAAGAGCGGATTTCTCTTTCGAGCGAACTTCTGCAAGTTTCGTTTTCAAATCGGCGATTTCAGAAACCTCGCGATCTAATCTTGACTGATCTGACTTGCTTATATTTTTTTTGAATGTACCGTCTTGCTTTTTAAACTTTTCCGAAAACTTTTCGTGTTCCGCAGTTTTTTTATCAAGAATTTTTTCAAGAGACTCTTTTGCTAATGTGTAATTTGGCTTTTCATTCGGTAATTTTTCTCCCTCAAATTTAGCAACCTCATTTTTTAATTCAGGAAGCCTAAGCAATCTATCAACTTCATACAAATCATTAAATTTATTTTCTGCAATATCAGATTCAATTCTTTTTACAGTGGCTATATTTGTCTCGTGCTTATCGAGAGAGTACTTGTATTCATCCGATTCTAATTCAGCTTGCTTCTGATATAAGTTTTCCTGTTCCTTGTTGCCGGATTTCTTTGCTGTTTCAAGATTTTCAAGGGCGGAATTTTTCGACTCCTCCGCTTTGGCGAGAGAAGAATAATCGCCCATCGGAACTTGTTTCGGAAGAGGCGCTCTCCTTATATCTTTAGCGATTGGTTTTTGCTCACTAACCTTCCAATGCTTTTCAACTTCCTTGTATGCCTCTTCAAGACCGTCAGCCGCTAATCTGAACTGACCGTCACCCTCAACGTCGAAAACAACCTGTGTGGTCCCACTTGTTTCGTGGGTTGATGTTTCAAATCCCTCCTTTTCTAAAACTTTTTTAATTTCATTTTGAAAATCGGGAGAAAATTTTTCTACCTCCAATACGTCAACAACGGCAAGTTTCGCTCTCTGGATTTGTGAGAGTAAATCGTCTTTTTGAACCTTCAATGATACACCCTCTTTTTTTGCACTTGCTTTTGCTTCTGGTGCTTTCTCAATCACTTTGGATTTTATTTCTGCAAGCGATGGTTTTGACCTGTCAGACTTTACTTTTTTTATTACCTCATCAGGTATCTCCTGAACGGTATTGTATTTCTTCCCAGTGCGTTTGTTGACAGAATTTAAAAGATGTGTTGCATTTGAAAAATCATTCTCTTTTGCAATTTTATTTGCTTCATTAATGGCGGTTTTTTCTTCGGCGGATTTTACAGATTCCTTTACTTCCGCCCGAGAAGAAACAACAGGAGGCTCTTCACCTCCTGCTTTCACAAGTGGTTCAGAAATCAGTACTTCATTTTCCCCGGTTTGGGTTTCATCGCTGACTTCTTTTTCTTTTTTGCCATTGGCTTCAGATTTAATTTCGGAAACATTTGATTCCGCAGTTTCCGTAGGCGGAATTATTTCTTTTTCTTCACCCGCTCCGGCAGTTTCTTTCCCTTCGTTGCCCTGTTCCACTCCTTCACCCCCCCCGCTCCGAGTGCTTTCTTCCCCGATGGGCTGTTCACCCACCGATTTTGTGCTTTCGATTTTGCTGGCATCTACTTTTTTAGGATTTAATTTGTTTAACTGATCGAGAATTAATTTCTTTCCTTCTTCGCTCCTTGCAAGTGGCAATGCCTCCTCGAGTTTTGATACAGTTTCTATCTGCTTCTCCTTCGCTGCGAGTTCAACTTGCGTTTTTTCAATTTCGGGAGCGAATAATTTTTGTGCATCCTCTCCCATAATAGGAAGAGCGTTGTTCAAATCTTGCGTGAGTGCAATTTCTTTTTCTTTTATAGGAGCAAGATCGGGATGAGTATTGTCAACAACGACTTCTTTGGCTGCCTGTGCAATCTCCTCTGGTGTAGATTTTCCTATTGATTCGGCGGCTTGATTAACTTCATCAACAGAAAGTTCCTTTCCGTTTTTAATTTTATCGCCGAGCAATCCTAATTTATGAAAACCAAGTAGCGTCACTCCTATATCGGCAAGTCCAAGCCCTGCTTTGCCTGCATCTGATTCGAGTAATTCAGGACTAAATTTTTCAGCAAGAGAAGAGATTGGAGCAAAAACGTAGTTGATATATTTTTCAGGAACAACTTTTCCTGCAAGTTCTGTTCCCATAGTAAAGGCGGCAACGGGTGGGAGCACATTCAGCATACCGAAAGCAGCCGTGGCAAGACCGTGAGCGGTTTGTAAAAGTTGCGTAGGGTTCGCTGGCATTCCAAAGGTAGAGTGTGTTGCTATTTCTTTTATTCCAGAGCCTACTCCATGTACAAGTGCTTTTACCGGAGATGTGGCAATATCGGCAGCGTCCTTTATTTCGTGATATGGAGTGCCAGGGATATTTGATAAAGCAGAAAGCGCATTCAGAACTCCCTTTTTTTCGTTCTTTCCTTCGTCCGATTTTCTACTTTTCGCCGACAATCCAAATGGTAAAAAAGAAGGTTTTATTAAGGTCTCACTGACTAAATTTTTCTCTGCCTCTGTTTGTGGAGGGTCAATGGTGGGGATATCATTATCGGCGGATTTTTTAGAATCTGATACAGGAGCGGTCTCGTCCCATGAAGGAGAGTTATTTTCCACCTCAGTTGTTTCGTCCCATGAAGGTTGATTCCCTACTCCCATTTAACAAATTGTTTTGTTTCAGAATTAAATAACCCGATTCTTCCATCTTTTGTTTTGCGAGCTACCAAGTTTGACTCATTTGTCTGATCGCCTCCGGAACTTTTTTTAGTAGAGGAAACTGTCTTTTCTCTTATTGTTCCTGTTTTGTTGGTTCCGCGTTCAAGGGTTCCGGTTACGGCAGAACGAACCTCATACGGATTTTTACCAAACTCCGCTTTTATCTTGTCAGCATTTTCGGGAATATATGGAACTGATATCTCTGTTGTTTCGGTAGTGTATTTTTCGTTTCCATTAGCATCCTCCTGTGTTGTTCCGTCTGCATTTTTTAGGGGAATTTTGTTTTTATGGGCCACTATCAAAACAGCTTTCCCGTCTTTAGGTATTTCAAAACGGAGTGGCACACCTTCTACCGTTTCTCCACCAGACTTTCCGCCCTTGAACTCCATCTCTTTATTTTGTGTGGCATCTTTTTTAACGAAAGTGAAGACTTCCTTTCCGCTTGAATCAGCGTTGTACTGCCAGATATTGTCACCATCACGATAGGTATTTCCTTCTACCTTCCACTCCTTATTTTTATCTGCCTGTGTTTCTCTCGGCGGATTGTCGGCATACGGATGAAGCCTACTTTGTGTGCCGAACTTTCCAGCAGCCCATTCCCTTGCAGCCGCCCGAAGAGCATCCGTAGCTCTATGCTGTTCATTGGGATCGCTGCTGTTAATCAATTTTGCATCGGGATATTTTTTCTCGATAACATCACCATATTTATAACGGAAGGTTTGAAGCGCATCTACATCATTTAAAATATCATCCGCCGTTTTATCAATAGCATCCGCCGTTGGCGCCGTGATTGTTTCCTGCCATGCCCTACGATTTCCTGTTGCAACGTCGGGAATATATTGAACCTTCCCAAGCCTTTCCTCGGTGAGTGTTTTGTATTTATCTGGTATCTGCGAGAGATTGACTTCTTTGATCGGAGGAAGATCGAACCCGTATTGAGGTGTGGTGATTAGTCCGTTGTTCATGTCGGCAAGAGAGGCCCATTGCTCACTTGTGGTTTCCATATTGTTTGCCGCCGCCATAATTTTCTCGCGATTAGGAAACAATATTCCTTCTGTTTGCGAAACTTTTTTTAGTGTAGAGTTAGCACTGAGTAGCGGGTTGATCTGTTCCTGGTACTGAGCCTTGTTTGCCTCCCATATATTCCTGGCTTTTACTGGATCTCCCACACGGTTTTTTATTTCTACATAATCATTGGCAGCTTTCTTCACCACCTCGCCGACTTGTTTTGCATAGACCGGATAGAGATTGTCTGTACCAAGTTTGAAATCGTCTAAATTTATTAATTTTTCAGGTGTTTCTTTTCTCTTGTACCGTTCGGTCGTGGCGTATGCACGTAAAGCGGTAGAGGAGTAATCCGGACCGCGGCCGGAAATGCTTTTGCCTATGCCAATATTTGAAACTACATCAGCCATTACCTATAACCTCCCGTATTTTCCCAGTCCGTTGTTCCCTGTGGCGGCAATCCTGGAGAAAGCGAGTTTGTGGGCTGTCCGCCGACACCCATCAACCTTTTATACCATCCGAATTGATCATTATTTGTATCAAAGACATGATTCTGATCTTGATTGTCAAGCACCCCGGCAGTTATTAAAGTATTCCCAACACCCATTAACCGGCTACGACTATCTGCTACCCCCTGCCCAAGCGCATTTTCTGCCATTAATCTGGTCTGTTGCTGAGTGCGAATATTATTGTTGGCGATGTTTTGAAGGTTTTGAGAAAAGGAGTCTGCGTATCTTTCTTTGCTTAACTTCAACTGAGCATCACGCTGCGCAAAATCACCGAGAGATTTTTGATTGCTGATGTTCTGCGTTCCGGCGATAACCCTACCAAGCGCACCACCACTTGCATCCATTGCCCGTTGCGTCTGTGTGTTTATATTCGATGCATTCTGCTGCATCCATGCTGCTTTTTCTTGCGGAGAGAAGCCGTAGCGAGCGCCAATATTGGCTCGTTCCCTGGACGCTCTCATCTGAGGGTCTTCCGACTGCAATGGGAACTTCTCTTTGTGAAGATTTTTCATTGCATTAAGTCCTGTGAAGAGACTGTATATCCCCTCTAATCCTGTTACTCCTGCAAGACCATAGAGTAGGGGTGCTATCGAATTTTTCTTTTCATCTGCCATTGTGGGGTAAATTTAATTTTTATTTGTTATGATTGATTTCTTCTCGGGCGAATTTTTGATGGCATGCTCATCTCCACTAACTTTTGATATTCTCGAGGATCAAAAAACATTTTTACTAAACAATAATCTCCAATAATAAAACTTGTGTCCTCGTTATTTGCTGCCCCTGTTGATGAGGTGGTGGTATCCATGCGGATTCCGGCGTCGTAATTCATCTCACGGAAAGTAAAGTCTGCGGCTACCATGAAGGTCTTTTGTCCCATGCTCCCTTCCACCTCTACTCTGACGGGCACTTTCGATGTTCTGAATCTCACCGCCAAAAATCTTTTTATGTCATCCATCTGGGCGTTAATGACAAAGACATAGTAGCCGGATTCAACCTGATCAGAGTACCATACAAGGAATTCACCCCTTCCGTGTTCAAATGTTCGACCCTCATTTTCCTTTGGTCGTGGAGAAAGATATGTGTTTTTCCATGTGAGGTATATCTTAGGATGGAAAGAATAGAAGGTGTCGAACTTGTTTGTCGTTTCGTTGAACACCACCGTGTAAATATTATACACTCGTGGGTCGTTCCAGAGATATTTCCATGTCGGCGGATAAAGAAGAACCCCATCACTCGGCTGATCGGTATTTCCACTCACCAGCGATTCATAAAAATCGGGGAATTCTTCAAAAGTTTCTGAACTACCATCCTGAACAATACTTCCGGAAGAATAGATATTTACCACCGTTGTCGCTGTCGCCGTAGCCCCGGATGATGCCCCGGTGATCACCTCTCCAACCTGGAAGAACTGACTTGCATTAACAACAAACATATAGTTATTGCTGTTGGCGGTAAGGGTAATCACTCCGCTACCACCCATATCACCAGAGATATTCTCGCCCGATGAAAAGGCTCCGGTGAGCCCTGTAAAAATTATCTTATATGCACTCTCGCCAAAAGGAGTTTCTGTCCATTCTGCTATCCCAGTTTTCCATGCGCGTACCGTCCAGATAGCTTCTGTATTTCTATCGTTCCATACTCCATGTATTCCAAGACCGTCGGCAGGGGTGTCGTAGAGTCCAGCGAATCTCAAAAATTCGCCGAAGAAAGAACTCATCCCATGCACATCAGAGATACACACCGTCCCGTCCGATGGCTCAAACCTCATCACCCTCCTGTAATCAGAAGACATCCAGTACACCACATCTTTACCGGCTTTTGTCTTTCCCTTTATGAGTCCATACCTGTGTTTTGAACCATAGGTAGATAAGGTGCGGCCCTTCTGTGTCATTATCCCCGCATTACCCATGATAACATCGGTATTGCTTGCCACAAGCATACCCGTGGTATTAAAATACTGCATTTCAAAATGCCTGTCCTGCCATGACATCAGCTCTCCATTTACATTCATGATCTCGGTAATCTGACCATGGCTCAACTGCAGGTCGCGGAAATTTAATGGTAGGAAGGTACGGTAGTTGTCTACCACCGAGTTTTCAGGTTTTAAATCAGAATACGGTATATGTGCTGGCTGATCGGTGGCTACGGGCTGGTTGGGATCAAATACAGAGTCTGCTATCACTCCGTTTTCTATGTTATATCCGGTGTTGTATTCGGGAACCACATCAGAATCTATGCTTTCAAGCCATGCTGAGTTGGTGATAGCCGGGTACCGGTTCTGGTTACTCTGTGTAATATCAGTATTTCTCATCTGGGTATTCACCCTGTTCTGAGAGTAAAAAGAAAACCCGCCACCAAAGCCAGTTTTAGCGTAGTTATTCCCACTTATATCAGCATTACTCGTCTGTGGCATAACGTGTTTGATATAGCTTTTTTGTGTAAAGCAATCTCCACCAAACATGGCAAGCCCTGTTACCGCCGATGGAGTATCTGATGTTATCTTGTAAACAAGCCCTGTAGGAACCGTTTTCACGCTTGTTACATTTCCGAACTTGCCGCTACCCTTAAAGCGATAGTGCTGCACCCGGTACACCCCAAAATCCGTGTTTCCGGCTCCGTTCACATCCGTTAAATCATCGGTTGTGGTGATAACGGGGGATGTTGGGTTGTCATAAAGGAAAGACGCCGATGGTATTAAGTCGCCAAAAAGTCCCACGATAAGGCCAATATTTTTTGTAAAAGAGACGGCATTAATTGTAACCGTTGACCCTTGCGCTACATCCTGTCCGGCTACTATGTTCACTCCGCTCGGCGGATTGGCAACCGAAGGCGCCTGATATGTGTTAGTGTTGACAAAACCGTTAAATTCTCGCAAAGAAGAGTAGATAGCACATCCACCCGCCACCCCTTGAACACCCGTTGCATTTACCAGCAGTTCGCCTGGGCTTCCATAGTTTATGATAGAATCTCCTGCCACAAGAGCAAAGCCAGAGTTTACAAAAAGATATTCAGGAGAATAGAAAGCAAAGAATTTTCTGTTGGTAACATAGTTAGCCGGAAACCCCCATAAAGCTATCTGATAGGCGTATGCATTATAGTTGTAGTCAACGTTATTTGGGGTTGCTGACGTTCCGTTGATATCATAAAACCATTCACCTGAGATAAATGGAAATTCTATGAGCGGTGGTGTAGTCGCAAAAGCGGGGGTAAGTTCAATGTCAATATTGGCATCGTAAGGTGAACCTGTTTCAAAAGATATTAGAGCATCGGCGGACATGGCAGCTACCCCGTCCGCCCGAACCTCAATATAATCATCAATCATTTCAGGACGCTCAAATATGATCTCATCAATTAAGTCTCTGGCAGGAACCCCATCAATGAGAAAATCCACATTGGGCATGTTTAGTTCGATATACGGAACATACACATCATTGCCGCTGGCATCTGTCAGATCGTAGCTGGCAAGAGCAGCGCCCACCCTTCTGTCATCAGTTGGATTAGCTATTATATTGGTAACAAGGGTGTCAATACGGATATAGTCAACCCAAAAACTTTGTGTGACAAAGCCTGTTTTTAGCTTGGCTTTGGCATAAACGGCATATATCTCGTTAAACATATATCCCATTTTTCCATATACGTTGAAGGGGGTGATGTACTCGCCGGATCGGTAGGTTCCAGACACAGGAATGCGTACACCGTCAATAGTATCTCGTTTGATGGTATGGGTAATGGTGGCAAAAAAATCTGATAGATCAATGGGCGCCGACGAGGTTGTGTTGGCAAGGACAAGGTGGTTGTCTACTCCTGCAATATTTTCTGCCGTCAGTATATCATTAAAAACCGCCGAGAAATTTGCAACATCAAAACTCTGCACCCCTGTTTCAAGTCCTGTATGAACGATTTGTTGCGTGGGCTCTTGTGTGAGTAGGTCCCGCTTTATAACATATCCAATGGGAACGGGACTGCCATCCACATAGTAAAGACCGATAAGCTCCACGTATTTGAATAGGTTAGGAATAATACCGGTTATCTCCAATATGTTTTGTTTTCCCGTGACGGTAAAAGAGTCATTACCCCCTATAAGAGGAAGACTGGCTGAATTAAGATTGATAGCATTTTCAACACATACATTAACAGGGTTGGTAGGATCAGTAATCATGGTAGGAGAAAAGTTATCGGTGAGCATGCGCACGGCATACCTCCAATTTCCGGCTTCTATTCCCCCTCCTGTCTGAAATTGGTTGACCCACGCAACATCAAAGGTTGATGTGTTTAATATCAACTGAATCTCCTGCGCTATGCTCCCATATTCATAAATGCCAAGAGGGTTGATGTAGCTCAATGCTCCATCGGCCACATATGCGCCAGTATAATAAGTCACCCGGGGAACATTGTTTTTCCCATCCACATAATAAAGGGACTTTAAAAAGTTGTTGCGCTCGCAGAATGTTTTTATCTGGTGCTTGGTGTTGAAGTTAAACTCCCGGCTTCTTATCAAAGTCGTGTATGTCCATATTTGCGTGTTCTCGTCCTGAACAGCTACGCCTATCTCGCCAAGCCCGACTGTATTGATTGTAAGGTTTCCGCCCGATACAGATTCTACATCTGCCGTTACCCCTGTGCCGTTATCAATGTCTGTTATCGCCAGATCAAACCAATTCCCAGACGTTATGGTAAATGTGAGAGAATCAAAACCATTGTCACCTACCACCGTTCCTACTGCTCCGTTAGAAGCTGTTATAGTGTCGGCGGCAGCAAAGGTTCCTCCGGCAAGATTTGAATAATTTAACCTTATTTGAAAAGCATTTGCAAATGCAGACCCCTGCAGGTCAATATGTGTAGCATCAACAAGGGTAGATATCCAGTTTCCGTTTGCCTCGGTAGTTCCTATGACCCCCGAAATAATACTGTGCGTATAATCGGGTAGGTCTGTGGTGTCTTCCAATGTTATCCGGATCAGACCCGTTCCGTCATTAGTGGCATCGAGGATTCTTAATACACTTGGTATATTGTGCTGGTTGGTGCTCCATACGAATAAATCTCCAAGAAGATCATAGCTGCCAATAGTTACAAGCTGACCGGACAAGGAAGCGTCAATAGCTTCTTGTATGATGATAGGCAATGGCTCGTCAACAGCACCGGTGAGCATGATAGTGTAATCCCAAAAGAAGACAGCCGTAAAGTCAAAAGAAAAATACCCCGAATTTGCACTTGTCTGCACAAGGGGGCCCGGCGTATAGCCACCACCGAGGGTTCCCGTGATAGCGGTGATGGTATCTGCATAGGTAGCCGCTAAATCATTTGACGTGGGGGTATAGGTAGATGTTCCTATGGTGAGTCCGTTGCCATCGAAAAACTCAAGTGTTCTTGCCGTAGGTGTCACCTGCGATGAGTCAAGGTAAATGCGATACATTTTATCCTGAGATGAAACAAACGGAAGGGTATATGCAAGAATATTCCCAATAACCACTTCTCTGTCAGCGGTTGTGGCGCCAACTGTTGTTGTTGACCTGTTGTTAAGAGAGTCGACAAAATCACCATTTTTCAGATAGCGCGGATCAATATCCTTCGCCATCCCGCCTAAGAGTGGCTTGAAAAGAAAGGATATTATATTTCGCAGCGTTGCCATTAACGGATGGTAGGATATAAAAAGGTGCTGTAATTTCCAGTTAAAAGAGCGACAGGAGCCGATGTATTGATGATCTGGTTCATCTTTTGTTTTATCTGCTCACGCGCCTGTTCAAATTTTCTTCGGGCGGCAAGACCCCTTACCCGGCTACCCTGTGCGCTACCTTTCCGTTGCCACTCCTTCACCTGCATGGGTGTGTACATCTCCGGGTACGAAAGAGCGAAGTCTGCCGCCGACAAAAAAGAAAGCGCTGTATAGGCCTCCTCGTTGATAATTACCAGTCCCTCACAATCGGTGTCTACCGCCTGATAAGCAATCTGAAATTCGGTTTCATCGCTCACGGCAAGAATAAAATAGGCTGTTCTACCTTGAATATCGAGCAGATTGCTCAATGGATTGATTGCCTGCGATGAGGACACATTACACCCGCATTGAGTAAAAAACGGGAAATCCACGAATGTTCCTGGAATACATGAATTGGAGGCCCGAAAAGCAAGGAGTCTTTTACAATCTTTGGGGAGTGAGAACTTGGAATCGTTAATCTCAACGGTACAATTTTTAATAATAAGAGTTTCGTTGGTTGACAGGTCTCTCGCGTTTTGCAGCACTATCGAAGATAACCACACGTCATTGTTGCTATCTGGCAACCTGAGTATTTGCTTCACATTTGCCAAAACCTCTTCATACGAAATTATTGCATCCATCAGTGTCTCAATTTCCAGTTAGTGTTTTTAAGTGTCGGCGCCCCATCGTTACTATCCGATAGCGTGTCCGGCTGACGGGCAGAAATCTGATTCAGCGTTGACTGCTGAATATACGTTTCCATGAATTTTATCATATCTCCAGAAATTGGGTAGTCGCTCAGCTGCAGGTTATAGGTAGGAATAAGCGTTGGGTTATCCCATACTGCAATAACCAGTGGCTTTTTAATTGTGTCACGTGAAACAAGTGTCATGATTAATCCTTCAATGAGCACTCCGATGTATCTGCCGTTAGCGGGACTCATGTGAGAGTTCTTTAAAAAATCAGCCAGTTCGTTGCGTGATTTTATTCGGCGGAAATTTTTTATTTTTAAAATCTTATCCCCACCGGTTCCACAGTACACAAGTCCATCACTTGCCTGATTTGCCTGGATAAACCCTGTGGGAAGCTCAAAGCGGGTATAACACAAGGAATCCTGAAAAGTAGATTCGTATTCTGGATAATGGTTCTGCAGCGATTGTGGCGACCAACGCCTGAATTTTATAAAATCCTGACGAAGAATAAATGCCCTGGCATCATGGATAATGGAATATAGATAGGAAGAGTCCAAAACTCCTTCATCGGTAGCTATGCCACCACCAACAAGCCTGTCAAGTTGTTCTGCTAATTCTGGTAGTTTCATATCTAAGGGTTTGTGACAATTAGTTCCTGTTCACCTTGCGCTAAACTTCCGTCTCTGAGTGCCAGTGCCATCATTTTTCCAACTTCACTAATCCACAGGTATTGAAAATACAATGGGTACCAGCTACTCATGTCAATGGAGGTATCAGCCACATTAACAAATTGAGGAGGTACACGGATATAATCGAAGGTAGCGGTAGAAACCGGTGTCGCTGGCAGTATCTTGATCAGTAGTTTTGATTGCTGAAAAAAAGGGTTATAAACAGTCGGTTTTCCAAGAATGGTTCCCTTTTCATCGCTTCTCTTGAATTTCAGCACACTATCGGTAACGAGTTCTGATATCGTACCCGTACCAGTCTGGGCACCGTTACCCACTGCCGGAGTCTGAAATGTTGAATCAGTGTACAGCCCGTAGGTAAAATCGGTGTATTGTTTTAAAAAGAAGGTTCCGTTGGCATTAGTATTTCCCGCGATGCCGCCGACTAAAACTTTGCTTCCTGTCTTAAAATAGGATCTCTTGTTAATGGTGATCACTATAGGTGTAGCATTCGTTGATCCTGTTATCGTAAATATTGTAGGAAGTGTAAAACTGGCCGAACCAAAAAGATAGTGATAATAGTCTGATAGCATAACCGGAGAGGTAACATATCCTGTATTAGCGGTATAGGCTCCTGCCGATGCGGTAACGATAGCCGTGAATGTGGTTGCACCAGTTACGGTGATAACAAATGTCCCGTTGGGGTTGGTGGTGAATCCTGCGATTCCGCTCGTTGTTACTGTATTGCCAGTTAAAAGATTATGAGGAAGTTCGGTTGTAAAAGTTCCCGTGATAGCCGCGATGGTAACGTTGGCAAGCAAAAGGGGGGCAGTATATACTTGGTTATTATTTACCGTGATGGTCTGGTCGGTGGCAATTAAGAAATTAAGCTCATCGAATGCATTCTGATTATTCAGCCGATTCAAATAAATATCCTGTGCCGATTGGATAATAGCTTTTTTAAACCAACGGTTGAGCTTGATGTCATCATAAAAAGCAGTATAGGAAAGGTCCGTTTCTTGCTCGAAGATTTTCTTCAGTTCATTGCCTGTCATTTTTTCTTAATAAAGAAAGCAACCCCACAATAGAAGTTGCTTTCTGTGTTGTTTTTAAACGAGAATATTTAAACGAGTTCTTTCTCTTTTTTCAGTAATTCTTTTTTACGTTCGGTGACTCTTTTTTTAACATCTTCAAACTTCATCTCCGGCTGGGAGTCAATTTCATCGGTGAGCCCAAGTTCTTTCACCTCTGCCCATACCGGCTCGGCTTCATCTTTCAGTTTATTGAGCGAATCAAGGGTAGGAACACCTTTCCACGAAAGACGAAGTGTTGATTTGCAATATGCTTTCAGGTCCTCGTAATTGCTCTTATGAGCAAGACGAATAGCTACATCCGATGGCTTATCGAATTTTGTCAGTACTTCGTCAAGATCGTCATCGTTCATGCTGTCGGCTTTGGCTACCATCATAAAGAGGTGTTCTTTTAGCTGCTCATGATTGTTAAACCATACGATAGCCTCCTCCACGCCTGAACCGATAACATCATTTCCGAACATCCATGCTGCACCAGCTTTTCCGATAAGCATTTTTCCATCGTCCAAGCGCACATACTGCGCTTTTAAAATTGTCGTCTTTAATGCATAGGAAGCGTCTTCGGCGTTGTAATCATTTACAAAATGGTCAAGAAATGTTTTTCCTGAATTTCCAAACTGAGTTCTTCGGTAAACGATTCCAAAGCCAGGCTCTACAAGGCGGACAAAAGCCTCTGAGTGGCGCATGTTCTGTGTCTGTCCATCTTCCATTACCGTAGGATTCTCTCCGTAATAATACATGACAGCCAATTTATCTTTGTAACTCATGTTATTGACTTTATTATAAGCCGCTCCCATGAGTTTAATATTCTTTACGTTTTTAACATGATCAGCCGCCATATCCTCAAACTCGAAGATCATCCCTGTCCCGGCATTAGGATTTGATTTCATCGTCTGGCTGCCATCGTGGTAGGTCATACCTTCCACATTATTCATCTGATGATGGTATGGGATAAGTTCACATACTTTCCGCCGATCATCATTTTTATTATCGCGGAAATTCGGATCATCATCATAGTTAAGTGAAAAACTTTTATCGGGCGTTACGCGAAGAAACAGCGGTTCATCTGACGGTGTTGCTTCTACTTTCAGGATAGCCCTGAAGTCTTTTGTAATGATGTAGGGCTTGCCCTTGTAAATTACTTTCGAAAACTCAATCCAGCCACCCGCGGTTCCGGATGCTGCTCTGATAATACAATTGTGTTTCATTGGTTTTTTTGGGTGTTTGTAAATGTTAAATTCTTATATGGGTTATGATTAATTGCGAATGTGAAAAAACTACTCCCCGTATTTCAGAGGAGTAGTTTGATAAAACTAATTTAAACTTATTGACCAGCTACACTAATAACTTCAGGGTTGATAGTGGTTCCAGATGTAAAGGCGTCCAGCGTTAAATCAATCGCACTTATCAAGGCTGAATAATTAGTTGCGCTTTCTAAAATCGCCAACATCGTCTGCCATCCCTGGTTCACACGCATCGTATTATTTTCCCCGATGTTTTCAAAACCGAGTTTGTAATAGATGGTGTAAGCTGCTCCCGTTGTTGTGGCTGGAGCCCCGATAGCAACAAGGGCCGCACCGGTTCCGCGGATATTGATGCCCGTTGTGGTCTGGGTCACCGTACTCGCCGTTCCAGATCCGTCCAGTACCCATGCTCCTCCGTAGATGATAGGGTAATTGGTGTTGGCTGTGATGATGAGCGTTGCTGTTCCGGAGGCTGTCACATACGTTGTTCCCTCGGCGGTAAATTGCAATCTGAACTGATCGGCAACCGTAGTTGCTGTCGGAGTTCCGGTAGCCGGAGTAACGACAGTGTAGGTCTTTGGAACAGTCGTTGAAGTCCCCTGTGTTGAAGAGGTAGGAATCTGCTGAGAAAACTGCAACTTATAGGTTGCGCTGTTGGCAGGATTTGCGCCGACAGTAAAAGTAATTACTCCTGCCGTTGCAGAGGTAATAGCGGTTTCTTTGATGATGGTATTTGGCTGTATGTCATCGTACTTGAACCAGAATTGTCCAGCGATGTAAGCCACACGGTTTTTGACAGTCACCACACCCGCCGATGCGCTGATGGTGTCTAAAACAATCCATTGATAATTATTTCTTTGCATTTTATTTGAGTTTTTTAGAGTTTAATTAATTGATCGTTTTAGGATTAATGTTTGAATTCAAATAATCCCTGTCCTTTGGCAACCATCGCCACACCTGAGTCATCCAAGAATTCAACAGTAGTTCCATCAACAGGAGAAGCAGTAACTTGGTTTTGACCGATGTTACCCATTCCTGTATTGTTGCCCTGTCCTGATCCTGTCATACCCGGAGTTTCTTTGCGGATGACTTCGGAGGTAGAATTAGGATCATCAGAGGTGTGAATCAACTGCACCATCTTGGCTTTCTGACCGTTCATATTTGTCGGCGCCATATTGAGCACATACACCGAGTCTTTATGCCAATCTTCGATCTTTTCAGAATTTAGAAGCGAGAAATTTGTCAGCACCTTCACGTTGATGCCAGCGATAAACACCTCGCGGGTATCAAGGGAAACACTCATTTTGTCATTTCTCCTTTCAGCAGCGGCAAAAGCCATTTGAGAAGGATAGAACGTTCCGATTTGCTGCAATGCGCGTCTTCCTGGCATAAGCAAAATTTCCGATCCCATGGCAGGATTCACCGAAGCGGCCTGCAATACCATGGACTCAAACTGTGCCTGAGTCATCGGGGCGTTGGAAGAGATGTAGTTTCCGGAATTGTCAATAATCCTGTTACGGATTCCGTAAGTCTTGGAAGCCACGCCATCAGAAAGCTGAAGTCCTGTTCCGCCTTTTCCGAACATATACTTGTATGCGCACTCCCATAAGAAGCGGTTGAAAGTATTAGCCTCTGTATCGGTGTAACCGTAGAACACTTTTTCGCCAGCCGTTGTAGTGCTTTCAAAAAGATTCTGTTTTTCCCGGCGAGCAATCTGACATGTGTCACGAGTTATCTCTGACCAATCCACTTGAACATCTTTCTGATCGTACAGTGTTGTGGTCCCAACAGAATTGAAGTTGGCTGCAATTTTACCGTTAGCCCTTATTGTGGTATTCGCTGGAAAATGCGTTCCAGCGGTAAGGGTGGTAGATGGGTTGTTAAGTGGTCCAACGGTGATGGTTCCCGGCGATGCCTGAAGCACGTAGCCTTCGAACATGTTGTGATCCGAGACTTTCTGGTCTTTCCTGAAAGAGGCATACGTTGCATCAGTGAAAGTGAGAATCAGGTTGTTTCCTGACTGTGTAGCCGAGGCGATTACTGCCTGTACGGTTTGAACGTTTTTGATAGGAGTATTAAAACTTCCATCGGGCGTCATAGTAGGAATAGACTTTCCGAAAATGTCTGAATTTCGGAAGAGCATCCACGCCTGCAGATCGGCAGCATTGTAGTCCCACAAAAGCTGGTTGAAGCTCTTGTAGTGCAGCAACGCCGAAAAGTAGCTGTTTATAAATTGTGGGTTTTGATTTGTAGTATTCATTTTAGATTAATGGTTAAGATGGTTGGAATCGAAGGAACTCTCCTTGCGACATTTTGCAATAAGAAAAAATCAAATGCGAATTAGCGAACCGGCTTAGCAGTAGATATAGTATGCTCAAACTGTTCTTTCTCACTCATAACGGTTCCTTGCGGAGTACGCACGACTTTGGCGCTGCCATCGGTAGCACCATACTCTTTTTCAAATTCTTCCCAGGCTTCTGCGTAGGTAGTGCTTCTCACTTCCTCGATCAGAGTCTCTTTGAATAATTTGAAATGCGCGAACTCAAAAAGATCGTTAGCATTCAATGAACCATCTTGGTTTTTGCCAATTAATCCATTCGGGTCTTTTAATATATTTTTCAAACTCTCCGACATCTGCGGTGTGCCGACAAGACCATAGTGGTTTTTTCCAATATAGTCGTCGCAAAGTTTGTTAAAATCTTGTTGTGTTTTTTCGGCGGCTGCAATAGCTGCCTGTGCCAGAGTCGCTGATTCAGCCGTCCCCTCTTTTACTTTGGCAAGAAAATTTAACTTCTTCTTGCTGACATCGCCACGAAGTTTTTCTTTGATGACGTTGGTGGCAGCCGTTTTCTGGTAGGGCTTCATCTCCTCAAAATCAGCCATGGCTTCTTCAAGGTCTTCTCCCGTGAGCCCTTTTTCTTTACAGTCAATTTCGTAAAGCTGCTCTTTGGTAAGCTGGTCAGGGTTGATGCCCTCCACCTCTTTTAAAATATCGAATAAATCTTTTCCTGATTTTTTTGCCTCCCGCAAAATCTGAACATCTTCATCCGATAACTGCTTTTCGTAATCAGCATTTTTTTTTTCGAGTTCTTCGATACGTGCCTGAATGTGTGGTGGAACCTCACCATCCTTCACCTCGACAACATCGGTTTTCGCTTTTACAAAAGTCTCGGGCTTTTTTGACTTTGCTTTCTCTTTGAATTTAGCAAGCCGGTCTGTGGTGTCAACAGGCTTTGCTTCTCCTTGCGGAGGTTCGGGCTTTGCTTCGGCGGGTGTAGGGGAAACCTTCTCAGTGTTGGTAGGAAGTTTTTCAATAGCAACAGGTGCGGGTGTATCCGACTTTGCTTCAGCAGGATTCTCCACTTTTACAGGAGGATTGTTTTTCGCCCGAGTAACATTTGCTTCTGTCGTTGGCACCATAACTGGCATTACTTCTGTTTCTACCATGGAAATATCGAATGTTGAGGGACAAATATAATTTGAACATGCGGTGTTAGTAATTTTTTTCAAACTTAAATTTATCACGAACAACAAATGACTATCATTGCACCAAACTAAACACAACAGACAACTATGGATTCATGTAACGTAACAGTAAAGATAACAGGTGATGCTTTTCAACTTGTGTTTGACAAGCAAACAGCAATGACGAAGGCGGGGAATGGTGCATTAAAAAATCGTGTCCCATATCCGAAGGTCATACAAAAACTTCTGGAAGAGCATGTGGAACTTTTAAAGAAAGTAAAATGAAAACAAAAATTTGTACTCGATGTAAAATCGAAAAGGATGAGGACTGTTTCGGACTACAGCAACCAGACAAAACATGGTTACGGACACGATGTAAAGAGTGTTTGCAAGAAATGAAGTTGCTTAAATGGTTTAAAGAACCTGTTGAAAATCTTGAAGGCGAAGAATGGAGAGATGTTGTCGGCGAAAAATCCCACTACCAAGTCAGCAACAAAGGAAGAATAAAAAAAATTTACAAAGAGAACCCGTGGATTGAGCTACTGCTAAAACAAGTTACCGTTGCTGGATACTCAGCATGTACACTCACACCACCAAAAAGACTTGCTAAAATTCACCGCTTAATTGGAATCGCTTTTATTCCTAATCCAGAAAATAAGCCAGCCATCAATCACATCAACGGAATTAAAACCGATAATCGTGTAGAAAATTTAGAATGGTGTACCAATTCTGAAAACACAAGACACCGATTCGATGTTCTCAAACAAGTTAGTGGAAACACAGGAAACCGTGGAATATTAAATCCGCTGTCAAAAAAAATTGTTCAAATGGATTTGAACGGCAATAAAATAAAGATATGGGATAGTTGCGCAGATGCTTTTTCACATTTTACAAATAGAAAAAGAAGGGAAGGCAGCAATATAAGTGAGTCAATTAAAAAGAACACAACAGCATGGGGGTATAAATGGAAGTATTTTACACCTGAATCTGTTCTTGTTGTTGCGGTTGATTAACCATCGCAAGTTGCTTTTGGATAAGATCGGTTATCTGCGCTATGTATGCATCATCCAGTTTATAATCTCTTTCCAATCCAGCCTTCACTTCTTCCTTTTTAATTTCCCAACTTGATTTCAAATTAATTTCTGCCAATTTTTTCGTGAGATCGGCAACCTGTTGTTGCATGGCAAGAATCTGATTTGACTGCTGGGTTTGTGCAAGTGTCGCCTGTTCTGTTTTCATTTCCAGCATTTGATTTTCTTGATTCTCCCTGCGCTTATCGTCTATATATTGTTCCAGTTGAACGATAGATTCTGTGAATGTTTTGTTTTTAAGAATCATCATTATGTTTTTGATGGATTCGGCGGCTTCCAATGTTGGATTGACGGCCATCGCAATAAGCGCCTGCTTTAATGTAGCCATATCCGCCACTGCAACAGAATCGTTTTCTTCCAGGTAACACCAGAGGTCTTCAAATCGCATCTCCTTAGTCAATTTAAGCAGGCGAACATCCTTCGCCGAAACAGGAAGAATCACGTTCTTATCTTCTTTGTCGAGCATGATGAGTTTACTCTTGTTGGCGGCATACTGAATGCACCGCCTCCAATGCTCCTGCAGGGACGAGTAAAGCGAAAGTCCGGATAGTTCTGATCGGGCTATGGTGTTCTCCTGAACCCCTTTCCCTATAGTGGTGCTCTGTTCGCCGAGAGAAATATCCGTTAAATTAACGATGGCTTTCATTTCCACCTCAATATCCCGTTTCAATGTGAGGTACTGAGTGATGTAGTCGTGGTTACTCATGTCCACCGCTTTTACAAGCCCCTCTATTCCTCCCTTATCTATTTCTGGGTCTCCTGTCGGCGGAACAACTGTAATGTGGAACGTTTTTAAATCGTTGACAATATTCTGGGTGGTGAGCGATTCGCCGAGCTTCCCGCCATGGATGAAATAATTTTTTCCCAAGTCCTGCGCAGTGTATTCGCGTATCCGGTACCGTACAGCATCGAGTTCATCCTGTTTTGGCCTCAACCGGCTGACAATAGATTTTACATAGCCGGCCAATTTCCCCTGACACAAAAACAGAATTGGAATGATAGGTTTTCTTTTATCGCCGAACGGACGGACCTGGTAGGGTTCGTATCCGTATTCAAGTAACCATTTGTTACCGAGAATGACGGCTTTGTGGACCTTCCATACCTGTGAGTCACCTTTTATCTCATAGCCGTTTTTCATCGGCGTACCGGCAGGCAACTGAGAGGCGTCAATACCCGGGTCATAATATTTTTTGTAATCATCAATTTTTTTAACACGCTTGTTCCCGTATTTATTGGTGGTCTTGATGTAGCGGGTGTCGCAGCGTGTGATCCAGTACACTGTTGCCTTGCTCATCCATTTCTGATTATTGTACCACCATTTTACATTGGTGAAAGGAGCGTTGTAGTACTCCATCCAGTCTGATGAGTTTACTTCATTACCGTACAGCACAGCCTTGATCTCATCTACCATGATTGGGTTTAGGTCCTTGTACTCCTGAAGAATTTCTTCGAGCGTAACGGGAAGAATAAACCCGCCTCTTGTCTGACCTTCGCCGTACTCTCCCCATGTGGAGAAATCGTAGATGCAAGAATGACCGGGCAGGTATTCCGTGCTTAGCTGTCCATCTTTTTCTTTGAAATGCATGCCGGTTAAATTGGCAATAGCCGTTTCTTTCGCTGATGCAACAAACATCTCGGCCATACGGTTCTGGTAGTATGCTGATCTGGCGATCACCGTACCTGCGTTCTGATATTCCAGACGAATCTTTTCTTTGGCATTTTTTATCTCGGAAGGATTGGAATAATCTATTCCACCTGCAGGATTATATTTCACCTCTCCGGCACCGAGTTCATTGAGTACATCACCTATCTCGGCGGCAAGATCGATTTTTTCAAATACCTCTTTCTTTTTTAAAAGCGAGTTTTCTGAAATGGAATCACAAGAAATGTTTTTTTCTATCGGATCAATTAAGGTGATACACTTACCAACAATATGATCAACCAAACTTCGTATCTCCTGTCCTTTGATAAACACGTTTGGTAAAGGGTTGTTATTGAGGTCAACGGTCAGGTGATTGAAAATACCGTTGGGCTGGTTGCCGTAGTAGTAGTCGTAGTTTGACAACATCTCATCCACGATGCTTAACGATCCGCCGCCGAGAGAACTGCCGTTACCAGTTACTATTGAGGTTGGTGTGGGTGCTGCGCCTGTGGTGGTAAAGCTTGACGGCACGGAATAACAGTTGTACAAATTTTTAATTATCCACCTGCCGTATTGCAAAAACCAAGTTCCCCCATCTTTGAACTTTTCGTGTTCGCTTGCCAAATCGTTTGGATGTGGCACAATAATCGGGTCTTTGGGGACTACTAATGGGAACATGCGCTATCTTTTTTGAGATACTTTCTGAAAAAGGAAAAGATAAATGCGAATGTTATTTGCAAATGAACGAAAATAATATCAAATCCGCCGAAGAAGATAATAATTTTTCACACAGTCTTGGTTTCATAGTAGGTAACACCTCCCCGCATGACAAGGGTGGTGGTGGTGATTTTTCTCGGCGGCTTCTTGGGCTTCGGGGCTTCATCGAAGTTCGGACGAGCGGTAAAGAACTGTAGCCACGCATCCCGTAAATCGCAGTTAACGGACTTTGGCATTAACAACTGTTCTATCAATGGAAGCATCTGTATCGAATGAGCGTACTTGCGCAAGAACATGTTTCCTTGCTTATGTTGGAAGTCTATGAGTTCCGGAGTCCTGTATTGAAACATCTTCTTCTGATCTGTCCATCCTTTACCGGATAAATCTTTTCGCATTGCTATCAATTCCTTGTGTCCACGTGATATTAAGAAGTTTCCGAAATGAGAGGCATGCGATGCATTGGCCTCAGCATAAAACTTTTCAAAGCCACCAAATTGATTGTAATAAAGTCCCTGGTTCAACAAATTATAATATGCGCCTTCGATTGTTTTCGGGCGCTCAGAGTACAATAGTACGGGCATGTACGGATCTGAATTGGGATCAAAAACCTTTACCACTACGCCAGCAATATTAGACCCCTCTATTCCTCCGGTATCTGTGTCGGTGGCTACACCGTCAGCTAAGTGAACGTATATACATCCTTGTTTCGGCGGTTCAAGCATCCACACCTTCCCTTGTTGATTGGGGTTTGCTGTGATAGCGCCATTCAGATTTACAATACTGAATTTACCTAAAGGAACATCGGCATTCAATATTGCTGTCTTTTGCTGTTTTAATATTTCTACTACATCGTCTTCCCAACACAACCCCCCAGCCGATGAACCAAATGCCTCATCAACAGTTTCGGGATACTGTCTTTTAATTTTCATCTGTCCAGATGCGGTAGCAAAATCAAGTTCGTTTTTTCTAAATGATTTTGCTTCATCAATCTTAGAGTTTCCGTACTCATCAATAAAGTCCTCTCGCCCCTCATATTGTGGATTGAAGTATCGGTAAAGCCAACTTTGTGTTCTTCCGTTGGCATCCCTCATCGAAGGGTCCGATTCGTTCCATATTTGGAAAAACATAGGTGCTCCTTTTGGAGTCATGGATTCAAGTGTCGCCGGAAGGAATATCTTCCCGAAAGCGCGTTTACCAATTTGAAGCTGTTGTTTGATTGTTGACAACGCCTCGATGATATCCATCTCCTCGATAGTTCCAGGCTCATCAATATACACCCCCCTTGGTCGCTTTCCCTGATATGCAGATGGCAATGTAGGCCTGTGGTCAATCACATTATTCAAACCACCCTGATACTTTGATCCATCTTTTTCTCCGATAAAAGTAAGTTTCGATGTAATCTCTTTTCTTCCTTTTGAATCATTGCTGGTTGGCTTTAAATAGTCGGGGATGCGGCGATGTGACCTAATTATCCTTCCAACGAACAGGTTGTTTTTTGCTTCCGTTGCATTTAGTGATTGTAGTCCAAAAAGACAATCATTCTCAATAAGAGTTGCTAAATTATAAATGTGCGCTAATGCAAATTCCGTTTTTGAAAATCGTTTTGCAGACAACATGATTGCGCCAAAACAAAGGTTGTCCTTCTCGCATAGATCCACAAAATATGCCCACTTGGTTTGTGCATACCGATAATCAGGCATACCATCAGGGGTAATGGCAGCCATATACCAATAATTAAGATAAAAATAGTGTGATCCTGTTATGTAGGTCGGTACGCCGTTGTTAAAAAACCAGTATCCCTCTACTCTTCTTGTGAGTTCGGTGGTTATTATTTCGAGTTGCGATTCCCTTCTGAGTTTTTTAAATTCATCGTCAGTAAGAAAATTCTGCTTCTGAAATTTTTGCTTTTTTGAAGAAATCTCATATCCTGCAATTAATTTTTCGTCAGGCAGTTTTGGAAGCCGATAAACCAGTCCGTCATCACTCAGGGATACTTCCTTTTTAAACCTTGCCATTCTTGTTCTTTATTGCCAATCTTGCTTCATCAATTAAATCAACACCAGGTTCTCTTGTTTCTTCTGATTGCAGTGTTACAGATGCAGCCTCCTTTTTTGTACGACCAGTTTTTACCGCTGGCGGCAGATTAATGTTTATTAGTTCGGAAAGTTTGTATAGCCTGTCATAGTCCTTCATCGGTGTTTTTATGGCTTCGCGTATGAGTGAGGCGATATAATGACGGAATTCTTCCTTTGCCTTTACAATGTCATCTGTACCACTTACTTTTTCTTCAATAGGTTGATCTACCACTGTTCTCGTTTTATTTAAAATTCAAATTTGCAAATTCGCCATGATGCTTTTTTGCAGCCTCATCATATAGCTTTGCTGCACCAATTTCATCTTTTCTATACCCGAGCGTCTTGGTTTTCCCGCCAACGCGAATCAGCGCCCTCCATCCACCTGTCTGTGCAGCTCTCGACACACCCAAATATGAAGATGCTGCGTTCTTTTGAGACTTCCTGTTGACTTGGTTTTGGCTATGGGTTGATTCGCGTAAATTGCTTCTTCGATCATTGAGCCCATCGTGATCTATGTGATCAACTTGAATTGATTTTTCGGTTATTCCCATTATTAACCTGTGAGCAAGAAGCGTATGGTGTCTCTTGGTTCCCAGAATCCCCACATTTGTTGCAGCGTAAAAAGTATATCTGCCTTTCAGCAAATACCATGTGTGCTTATTAACTAATTCAAAATCCTGCTCATCCACCACAAGGTATTTTACACCATATTTGGCAGAAGTGATTTTTATCTCACGAAACGCATGTATTCCTTTTACTTCAGTAGGTTCTACCATTCTTTTAATCCTCCAATTGGTTTGTCGTCAAATGAATTTTTGTCGGCGGATTGAGAAGAAACATTAAATGAATTGTAATCATTAGTTTTTTTATCAATCGCATCAGAAAGAATCGCATTAATCAATCGTTTCCATATTTCGTTTTTGTCAAATTTACCCCACCAAGATTCACGATACACCACAACACCATTAAATGTGGCTGAAATTTCTCCCTCCTTCTCGCTGACGACCACAGAATATTTACTGTGATTCATGAAAAGCTGATCAAAGATTTTTCTGTAATCTATTGCTTCTTCAGGCATGACAGTTATCCCATAGGTTTTTAATTCGTGAATCATTTCTTTAGCAGTGCGCTCCACCATTTTTTTCTGTTCTCGTTTAAAACTTTTAAATCGTAATCATTCTTCACGCAAAGATATGCGTTCTCGGCGGATGCAGGAGATTTCAGTGCAAGGTCAATGGTATTTATCCAATGTTTGATTCGCTCTTTGTGAACCAAATAATTTCCTCCGTGTGATTTTTCGTTGAAGCGAATGAAGGGCGAAACCATTGAACAAACAGTGGGTACTTCCCATACGGAAGACTCAAGTACCTTGATTTCAGATTTTGAATTATTAAATTTATTATCGGGCAACGGGCAGAGAAACACATCGCATGCTGCCGGGAATTCAAGTGCTATGTTCCTATCCTGCCAGCCGATGCAAACGATGTTCTTCTGACCAGTGAGCCCGAGAATATTTAAGAAGTCAATATTGGAGGCGATAGCGAAAGTTATATTTCCTCTCTGCAAAAGTTCTTTCATCGCCGGACGAATGAGCGCCAAAGAATCTACATGGGATGGTGTGCCCTGCCAGCCAATAATTTTATTTCCTTCCGGAATCTTATGCTCCCGCCGAAACTCATCCCTTATCCTTTCCTTTTCATCGAGTCTGTAATTATCGAAGTTGATACTATTTAAAAATACTTCTGTCTTGGTAGGATATGGAAGTGCTTTTTTTAACTGAGGAGTTGAAACATGAATGTAGTCGGCGAGTCGAAGACATTCTTTGAAAACAGGAAGTCCGTTCTTTTGTTTCAATTCTTCATAGACGGGGTTGGAGAAAGGGAGATTGAAAAGGTCGTCGTCCGTGTCAACTACGAGTACTCCGCCATCACTCTGAAATTGCTGAATGAATGGAATGAGCGTTTTGTCAATAGGCTGATGAAGTACAATAGCATCGTATTTTTCATCCTGATTCATTTCGGGCGAAATGAAAAGAAACTCTATACCGTCAATCTTCAAATTTGAATACGGCTCGAATGTGCGATACGAATTACCCGATGTTATTAATACTTTCATGTTACTTTTAACTCAGGATGCTGTTCAATAAATTGTTCCCATCCACCGATAGGAAGGAATGGAACTTTTGCTGTGCGGAAGAATGTAGGTATGCCATGTGCTATATCAGCGTTTTCCATACGTGATATAATTTCAGAACAAAATTCTTTGTCGGCGGCAAAATTAGAATCCATGATTCCTGCTATTTCAAATTCCTCTCCGATCCGCCGAAGAAACCAATTCACCGTGTTCACATAGCTTACCTCTGCTTTTGTTTCTATAAGTATAATCTGCTTTCCTAAATCTTTGTTTTTTTTGAAAGTATTTATGTAATGTGCTACTCTTGAACAGTTGTCGAATACGAAGATCGCTCCACAGTCAGATGCAAGCAGTGCTTCAAAGGAGGCGTGAAAAATTTCCATTGGCTTACTGTCAATGGGGGCTGTGGATGAAAATCTATTCTCATCTTTGGGTATCGCCGAAAGGAAAAGAATCGGTATGGAGCGGACTACGTTCATCAGAAACCTTTTTTAATTGCATATATCAGTGAATTAAATTGCTCTGGCGACAGCCTTATCGTTGCCGGAACCATTGAATTTTTCTCAAGTGGTTCTTCAAGAATCAACTCACCTCCATCAACACGGTATGGTCGTAGTACATCTTGTTCTGATGCCTCAGCAAAGAACAGGCAGTACTTGTTTTCTGCCTCATCGAAATAGAATTTTACTTGCATAATTATGTGGTTATATTGTTTTTTGCCATTCAATCGTTTTAAGAATACCAAGTTTAATATTTGTTTTCGGCGACCAGCCGAGAATCTTTTCAGCCTTTGAAATATCTAAACACCTCCTGTTAATACCATCAATACTTCTCTTTGGAATCATCTGTATGGAATGGGGCCTGTCGAGTGCCGAACAAATCATTTTAGAAAGATCAATAATTGAGGTCTCTATTCCTGTTGCAATGTTGTACTCATCATTCATTGCCGGTAGTTCAATGCACCTCATCACAGCATCCACTACATCTTCAACGTAGGTGAAGTCTCTTGTCTGCTTACCGTCACCTATTATTTTTATAGATTCTCCTTTGATCGCCGAATGAATCATCTTCCCAACAACACCACAATATTCTGATGACGGTCGCTGATTAATCCCCGTGACATTGCTTAAACGAATCGTTGTATAATTTCCACGCTCTTGCAGATACATCTCAGAAATTCTTTTCGACGTATCATAAGAGTTGACACAATGGATTTTTGCGTGTTCGGGAGTTGGTATTTCTTCGGCGGAATTGTAAACTGAAGCCGTCGAAGTAAAAATTATTTTTCCGCGAAACTTCTGAAATAAATTTATTGCATGTAAGGCATTGTTAGAAAAAGTTTCTGTCTCATGGGTTTGAGCGTAAATGATGTTTGAAACAGCGCAATGTACAAGTACATCAAAGTCGTTCAAAAATCTTGCACCAGCTTCATTGAAATCCTTGTCCATCCACGCCAAACCTTCTGGAATATTCTCTCTGCTTCCAAAAGATAAATTATCTATTCCATAGACATCTATGCCAAGATCAATCAGTCGTGCGCAAATTCTACTCCCTACGAAACCCACACAACCAGTTACAAGGCACTTTGTTTTATACATACGCTCGTTTCTCCCAGTTTTTATGTTCGTTTGCATGACACTTTGCGCACAAGGACTCCCAATCAGAAATATCTCTTTTATATAAATGGCTTTTGTTATGCCACTGAAATCTTTTAGATTCTAATGCGCCGCATCTTTCACATGAAGACGCTTTCCCAAGTTGCCTATAAACCCAACCGTGGATCGCCTCGTACCCAACATCGTCCCCTTTCCATAGCGGATGGTGTTCTCCCGATCTTTCAGGAAACTTCTTATCTTTATTCCATGATCGCTGACCACTCTTAAACTCAGTGAACACACCCCGTCGTTCCCCGCCCTTTATACTTCCTTTATTTGGTTTACAAATTCCCGTTCCACCGAGCCCATTATTCCACGGCAAATTATTCTTTTTAAACCAGCCAGAATTTTCTTTATGCTTTGTGTATCCGTGGGTTTTTGAGCGAATCATATACTTGTAGCCGCACACCCTGCTACAACACTTGTCCTTCCCTTGCTCCAACCTCCACTTTTTGGCTTCAAATGCTTTCCCGCATGGACAGGTTTTTGTTATTGTACTTTCCGGCTTCGGCCTTCTCTTGTTTTTGTACAAGACCGAACACCCCATACTACAAAATTTAGAAAATCTTTTTCCATAATTTTTTGGAACAAACACTTTTCCGCACCCACATATTTTATTTTTCATATCAAATAAATAGCGCCCCGATTGAAGATGGCTATTACCAACCCAATGAAGGAGAGATACATCTTCGCACGAGGCGTTTAAAGTTTTTGTTTGGGAACATTGAATTAGCAATAGCGTTACAAATATAAAAATTGTTTTCATATCGAACGTTTCATTTGTAAATATTCATCAAAATAAATCTGCGGCTTTCCTTCCATTGAAAAAATAATGTAGTCTTTATATGCCCGGTAAACTTTTCCGATGTTGGTATGCTCCACTTTTATATCGGGAATAATAGCCCAATCGTACCCATGATCTTTGAAATCCTGAATCATCATTTCTATGTGACCGTATATTGTTGCTGTCGGCGGATATGGAAGTTCCCTGTTAATTTTATTCAGGAACGCTCCATTGAAAGCAATCTGAGCCCAATTTACAACACCCTTCATGCGCCAAACGACAATATCATTGAATAATTCTTTAGTATAAAAATCTTCCTTTATTGTTTCGATGACACCTACCTGGGCCAATGATGCAAGAGCAAAATTAGAATTGCGACAAACTCTCGTCATCGCATTCACCCATCCATTATCCAAAACCACTTCATCCGGATCGCAACCGATAATTACATCGGAGTCGTCTGGCTGAATTATATCTATTGCCCGCGACCAATTTTGCTGAACGCCAACGTTATCTATTTTCAAATAGTGAGATCCATAAAGCCAACAGAGTTTTTTTAATTTCTCGGTATTATTTTTTTTCGCCGACTCAATATCCTCCGGAATAACATCTCCTTCTTCCAACGGAAAGCCTAAATCGAAAACGTAGTGAGTGAAATCAACTTTGTTTTGTGCATACAGCCTTTCTACCGCACCAGTTACCTGATCAGGGGTATTGAAGGCAAGGGTGACGCAACTTACAGAATTCATATTTGTGCTTGATTAATTGTTGTGCTTATTTTCACATATAATTCTTTCAACATTCCATCCTCTATACATTCTGGACCTAAACAATACAATGTCCACATTATACTTTTTAGCCATGTCTTTTGGAGACAACTTTTCTCCTTCATATTCTAATAATACGTTGTTTCTTCTATTGTATGCCTGTTGTATAACGGTTGCCCACCGACAATTTGATGGTTCATAATTTCCATTATTATTTATACGGTCTATTTCAAGGCTTTCTGAATAACCATTTGAGATGGACCAATTATAAAAGGAAACAAAACTGTTGTCCCACTCCTTGCATATAGATATTCCTCTCCCACCATAATTTTTATACGAATCCAGTTTTCCGTTCTTACATCGTTGCCTCATTCCATTCCAAATATAATACAGACGATGCCTTCTTTTCCCATGCTTGTATCCATTAGATTCGTCTCCATATCTCGGGCAACCACACGAAGTGCTCATTCCCTTTATCAAGGTATAGCTTTGAATTATTTTTTCATTCCCGCAGTCACACCTACATAAAAAGTATTTGAATCTATCTGCTTCGTGAGAATAATTTAAAACAACCCACTTCCCAAATCTCTTTCCAGAAATATTGTGATCCCTTAACACCCTCTTCCTTTTTTCCATAACATTAAATAAATGCGCCTCTCGGACAAATGGCTTAGAGTTCGTACCGTGAGGAACAAACACATTTGTCGTTGAGGCGTTTAAAAATATTTTTGGAAACATAGTACGATACTCTAAGCGGAACAAATATAATTATTTAAACAAACAATGATCCTTATATTCTGGATAATTATTAACAAAATCCTCATAGGACTTTTGTCTGTTCAAATAATCAATAAATAGGTTGCATGGCATATAAATTATGGGCTGACCAGAGAATGCCCACATCTCGGCTTCAAATCTATTGGCAGTGTCCAATTCATCAATCTCAACAAGCGATCTGATATACTCTGAATTAAACATCCACATATTACCAGACGAATGTGTCCTATTAGATGGGCTTACCCTTGCAGGAATAATCTTTATCGCACACAAATCATATCCAAGAAACTTCATGTTAAGCGCCTTGTAGTTTTGCCTCCACTCACCTATCGTCCAGTGCATAAGATAGTCCCTCCAAACCTTTCCAGCATTTTTGTTTGGATCGGTTGGATAGGAACACGCCTTATCGTGGATATAAGCACCGTAAAAAAGAGGCGATTCATTGCAAACCTTTTTCAGAATCCTAAGTGTGTGAAATTCATATCGCTTAATATCTATGTGATGGTAAAATTCTGCCCGATAAACTTTTTCATCGGCGAAAATTTCCTTAACTTTTTCAAGATCGTTTCCCAAAACACCTACATATACAAGATCGCATTCGTTGTAGAATCCTGACTTAACAACTTGTTGCAGTTGCTCCCTGACAATATCTTCCCAATGGTTTAGTTGCGCAATGTGAAAGAACATCTTGAATGGTATTTGCATCAGAATAGTGCTATTTCATTTTGAAAATACTTTCTCTCGTAAATCTTCATTCCGCTTGACCTTTCTATTTTTTCGGGCGCATTGAGGTCGATGATAAACTGCTTTATGCTTGTTACCATGTTTTCGTCAAAACCGCTTACATTTTCGCCGAAGATAACAACATACTCACCATTACATTGAAACCTGATTTCATAATACGGATTGTCAATGTCCCTGGTCGTTGTCTCCCATATCCTGATTTTCGTATTGTCGCCGAGCATGACAATGTTGAAGTCTTTATCTTTCTGCGATTGTAATAGCATCAACTGTTCTTCGTCGCTTACAAGAAATGTTGCGAACGGGCGAAGGAAAACTCCGTGATCAGAAGGCCATACGATCTTGTGCTCTTTTACCCATGAGGAACCGCATCTATGCTGAATAAAATAATCTATTGGAAACGGAGCGACGGTTAGTTTTTTCTCGGCGGCATCTCGCATATTCTGACCAAAAGGGGCTCCGTTATCATTCGCTGCTCCGAGTTCTTTGTACATCCATGAGCGGTACATGGAGGCTGATGGATGGGCGTACCGGAGAACATCGTTTTCGTCTTTCGGCGTCCCTACTCCATAGTTGGAGTGGCTTACAAGCATGAGAGAACCGGTTGCATATAAATTATCATCGGCGGAAAATTGCTCTACCATTTTTTCTATGAATCCACCGAAGCGAACAATAACATCAGAATCAAACGTCATTACAAGCGGCGTGTCCACAAGGTTCCTGATGGCAAAGTCCAATATCTCTCCGTGAGAGTTCCTTCCCACGTAATTATATACTGTTAGGTTCTCGGTAGTTAGTTCTTTGTATTTTAAATACAGCGTTGATTGATCTTCGCTGTCACCATCCATCACCAATATTTTAATGTACGGATAAAACCGCAGGAGGCTTTCGATAGCAATTTGCGTAAACTCCTTTGTCTGCCGCTGACAGATGATACAGGTGACAGGAAACTGCTTCCATATTGCTTCGTGAAAACTTTCATCGAAGTCTGGGTGTGCAAGCTGAATGGCACCCTCCAGATTGCACATTGCAAAATATTGTTCATCTGTCATAATGATTCAATTTTAAAAGAGAAATATTCTTCCCCTTTTTTCACAATTACTTTTTTTAAATTCATCTCGTAAATTTCCCGATCATCGAAATGATATTTTTTTGAGAGTATATCCAATACCTGTTTTGTTGGATTGTCAATGTCGCTGGCTTTGTTGCTGAATCCAAACTCCAGTGATACTTTCAGATTTGTCGCATTAAGAATCAGGTGCGGGAGTAGCATAGAAACCCGTTTCTGGTACTTCATGTAAGCAACGCTTTTGAAGCGCTTTCCTTTCCATGCTTCATTCACACTCATGGGCTTCACCAAAATTTTTATCGCTCCGTTTTCTATGGTCGGCGAATGAAAATGAATGTTGACAGGAGCCTTCTTTTCCGCCCGAGCACTAACATTTAGCTGCACTTTATTTTTGGCAGCAATCCTTTCTTGCATAAGACGAAGATCGTTCTCGGTGTAGGTCGTGCGGCTCATTTCTTTTTCAGTTTATTAATTTTCAGAAACACACCATTGCCTAAGTAAACGTAATCGAAGTGTCGCGAAGCATCCTTTACTGTTCCACCGTGCTTTATCTTCCATCCTGAGAGACGGACACAGTTTGATGGCTGAATAATCCTGTTAAACAGACGTATGAAGAAGTAGAGAATGATAATATCCATTTTATTTTTTCTTCTTTTTTTTATATTCCTTAATGGCTTCGTTGATCGTGAAGACAAATGATATTCCCTTTGCCTTCTGGTCTTTCAGGAATTTCATATTCTCATCCGTAGGATAGTATGTTATTGATTCTGCTTTCATCGGCGACAAACATAAAATAAATTATTTAACTTTTTTACTTTGTATGAAAATAATTATTAACATTGCGCGATGAATAAATACTACAAGCCATCGCTCGAAGAGTTTCATGTCAATTTTGAATACGAGCTATTGGAAATTGAAGGAAAACTTATTAGTGGCACCCCTTGTAAATACAAATGGGTAAAATGCTCAGACTTCTCTTACGATCTTCTCGCCGATGATACCGATACTGTTTCAGAATTAAAAAGACGAATTGACGATAATTTAATTCGCGTCAAATATCTGGACAGAGAAGACATTGAATCGTGCGGATGGGAAGCCTCCGAAGATTTGCCTGTGGTAAGATATGACAATAACAATGGCGTGTTGTGCAATGAAAGAAGGTCCCCCGTTTATGAACTGAATGAAAAAATGCTTGTGTATTTTGAAGACGATCATCTTCTGGAAATATACCACTTCACTACTCATCAGATTGAACCGATCAGATTCCGTTTTATCGGCACGATAAAAAATAAATCAGAATTACTCGTACTGATGAAACAACTTAGCATAGCATGAGTCGCCCATTTGTCTTTGAGAAAAAACTTCTCACTCCCATAAAGGGCAGAGACATGAACGCTATCCGTAAGAATATCTGCGGAGAACAGATTGGTCACGGACTGTACCGCGATGTGTACGAACTCAAATTTGATCCCCGTTATGTTGTAAAGATTGAAGTAGATATGTCACAGGCTGTATTCGCCAATGCAACAGAGTGGAGAAATTACATCAACAACAAAGAGTGGAAGTGGTTTGAACAGTGGCTTGCTCCATGCATGCTAATAAGTGAAACAGGTCAGTGGATGATCCAGCGCAGAGTAAACTGGAAGAATAAAACAAAGAAAGATTATCCGAAAGAGATTCCTTCCATGTTCACCGATACAAAATATGATAACTTCGGATGGATCGGAAACCGCCTGGTATGCTGTGATTATTCTTACATTCCTTTCACGCTGCCGAAAACCCAAACAAAGCGAGCAAAATGGTGGGGAGATTCGGCGAATATAAAAGCAACTTAAACATGAAGGCAGAAGAACTTAGATACAAAAATTTGATTCAGCGCAAAGGCGTTGTTTATTCTGTCAACGACATTTTCGTGGCAAGCGGCTTGCTTACTGTGCTTCCTACCGAATCGGAAGAAACGCTTGGCAGGGTGACTATTCATGATTTTGAAGGAATAGAATTAACCGATGAGTGGCTTAGAAAACTCGGCTTTACTCCGAATGAAAACGCATATCACACCTTTCCAACAAGCAGTAATCCACAAAAAAAGTGTTACGAATGGTATGTTTGCGAAAAAATAGTTTTGCAAAACAATGTTGATTCACCACCCAATTTAAGTATTCATTATTACAACTCATACGGGAATGAAGAAACCGAAACAATAATGGAAGTTAAGTTTGTTCATCAACTTCAAAACCTATACTTCGCATTAACCGGAAACGAACTAACGTACACACTATGACACACCCACCACTACACATCAAGAAGCGCATCACCTACGGACGAGGATCGTTCGCAAGGATTCCTCTCTTGTCGCCCGAAGAAAAACTTCGTCGCCGAAAGGAGCGTGAGATAAGAAGGAATGAAAAGTTCTGGTAAAAGTTTTTCGTAACACAACTATGGCGTAGCCAGATACATAATATGGTCGGGCTTTTTTATTCGGCGGACGTAAAGGATTCTTTTCAATCTGACGACAAAAAAATACGCATCCGTTTCCAGATGCGTTCAACAATACTAATAAGATCGTTCGGATTACGGTTTCGCTGCCGGGGTATTTGCCAAGACTGCTGCTGCAATCTCATCCGCTTCGGTATTGATACCATCAGCGATACCCTGCAATTCAGCAAGCTCTTCCGGAGAGTTACCTGCATCGGCAAGATTCTGAATAGCGGTTGCCAAACTTGCTGACAAAGAGTTAAGCAATTCTACTACCGATGCTTTAACGGTTTTTAATTTTTCAATCGCTGCTTTCTGAGCGGTGAAATCGAGTGGAGTTGAATCAGGCATTTTATTTTGTTTTTAATGGTTATTTATTGAGGTGTGTTTAGATCAACACTTTTTTTAAGTTCGTCAGATGCTCTATTTATTTCTTCCGTCTCACTGTTAATTGTTTTCTGGTATTCTTTGGAAATACTCACAGCCTTTATAATCTCATCGAGTTTATGAAGCATCTGAAGCATATCCTTCTCTGATCCGTGAGAATGAAGGTGAATGTCTGCGTGAATTTCAAGTTTCATGTTACAAAGAAAACAAATATTTCAATCCACATCTTTACATAATTAAAAAAGTTATTTACATCTTTTCTCGGCGGCACAAAAAGAATCCCGGGGAATTCACCACGGGATCCTAATCAACACGAATCACAATAACACCAGGGCAAGATACTATCCAATTCCCCCAAATCCGCCGAGAACAAAACCAACTTATCAACATGCATGGCACAAATATTTATTTCTACATTTGTACAAACAAAAAATCATGCAAGCAAACCTCTTCATCAACGAGAACAATTACCTGCTCAACTACTCCCTCTCGCCCGAGAACAATATCATCGTTGAATCCATCTTGGATGAAACCGGTGCCGATCAAAAATCCAGACTGCCTTACCAACAAGCCCTCGCCCTGCTGCAAACCGAGATTCATAATAATCCGCCGACAACAAAAGACACCCACACCAATATCTTTTTGTACCCCCTCCACAGGAGAGCCATTTGAAAAAAAAATTTTTTGGAAAATTGGTTTTTTTGGGCATGCATTTTAAAAGTATCTGCGTTTTTTGGACAGTTTCGCGTACGGGCCGGTCACCCCCACCGTGTTGCCGTCGAAATTTTCAAAAAAAACCCCTCCCCCACTGCTTTTTCAGCTCCGGATTTTTCAAACTCCTGCATTCTGCTCTGATCCGCTCCGCTTTCCTTAAAACATCGAATGAGCTAAACCAGGTTAGGATAAACCATTCCTTGCGGGCCGCTGGCAATGGCGAAGGGCGCGAAGGCGAAGGCGATGGAAGCAAATGTTGTTTAACATAAAACTATTTAACATATTATTTTAGAACAAAAGAAAAGCCGGGTTTATTGAACGTGCTTACCAAGCCACTTATAAGCATCAGTTATAAAATGTTCATCGTTATCTAAATAGTTTGGTATTGAGGGCTGTACAATATTAACAATTTGCTTTTTGTGCTGTTCTATTGTCATCGCTTCACAGGCTTTTGCGTTCTCCTTTATATTGAATTGAGCCAAAATGATTAGTTGAGGATAATCACTCATTTGCCACATAGTTTTTATTATCCAATCACTTTTTGGCGTCATCTTGTAAAGAGTATTTGCAAGGTGCTTCCTGTATTCAAGCTTGGCAAAGTCGATGTGCTGTTTCAATCTTGCTCCTGGATAACAAGTCATTCCTATATATTTTATTACAAGTGCATCAGGACAAAGCAAGCCATAAACCACATACTTTCTTTCGTGTTTCATATTGAATAATTTAGTTTTAATCCGATTGAATCCAAATATATTTTTAGGCTCTTAACGCTTACCGAATCATTGCCGGTTTCTATCTTCTTTACCGTCCTTGCGTTCAATCCGGTTTGCTTCACGCTTATTTTCGCTGATTTTCTTAGCTCCTTTAGGTTCATTGCACAATAATACATAAAAACTCCGTAAATATTGTACTGCAATACTCGTTTTATAAACAATTTATTAACAAATTATTATTGAAACAGATACAAGTTGAGCCAGATTTCATACTTTTGATGCGAATAAACGCCAATTATCCACATGTCTGCTGGTTCCCACTTCACAAAAAAGGTATTTCAAGCATGTGACAGAGAAAGCGACTATCTTAAAGGGGTTTTTTCAGCCAATAGATACACTATACGGACAGTTATAGGAGAGTTTAACCGTGTGTTGGATAGTCGGGGGATTTCAGAGAATCAGGCGATAAAAGAGCTTAGGGCGCTCGGCGGGATAATAACCAGGAACACGCTTAACAAGATGAGGAAGGGAGAATATTACACGGCTTCAACCACTTTTTTAAATATCCTTTCACGTTATGCGGGTTATAAAGATTTTATTGATCTGGCATATCATGTGAGAAGCCGTGAGCTTGGTTTGCCTACGTAAATATCATTTGTCTTGGGATGATTTTTATCGGCGGATGCAAGAGAACTTTTGTATTTATTTACAACTTTTGTCTGTGTTTTTCAGTTAGTTAACTCTTTTTTAATTTTCAAGCTATTTAATCAAAAAACGCAGAAAAGTATGTACTTTTATTTGAATTCAATTTAAAAACGAATGTTGATTGATTTGCAATGGTATGTACCTTTAGTTTACATTTGTCGTATAAATCAGAAACTTATAAAAAATAAACACTATGAAAACTACATCTTACAACACAGAAGTTTTAAATTACGGAATTGAAAATCTTAAAAACGTACAGGCTGACAGCGTACACGGATGCGACCTTCATAATCGCCTATTCAATGAAGATTATTTTATCATTGGTTATCATCAAGCGGAAGAATTCCTAAAGAATACGGTTGAGGGAATCTTTGGTTGTATTGAGAAAATCAAAACTTACGAACAAGATAATTTTGGTCAGGTATCAACCGATTTATCCAGCTCTGAAAAAGTTGCTAATATGTACGCTTACATAGTCGGAGAAGAGATATTACAAGAATCCGAAACGCTTAGAAACAATTGGGACAATTACCTAACAGCGGAGGATATAACAGCTATTGTCAACGAATTGGAAGAATTACAATAACCATTTAATGCACTAAGAAAATGTACAAAACAAAAAAATACATTGTATCCGTGAGCTGGACAATGTGTAAACAAATAGAAGTTTATGCCTCCTCAGAAGTATCCGCACGAAATCAAGCGTTAGCAACAGGAACAGAAGATGGAATCAATTTAACCCACTCAAATAAATAAAATCATGCAAAAAAACATAGAAATACTTCAACATGACATTTCCTGGTTCGTAGATAACGAACGCATAACCGAAATGGATTCTGCATCAATCGAACACATTGAGAACCTGATTAAAAATGGCTTCTCCTCCGGTGAAGTGCACATTTGCTACGGCAAAAACGATGAAAAAATGGCTTCCGGTTGGTGGAATATTATTAACTGGAAAAATCTTGCTTTGGCTCTTTATCATGTGGTAGGAAGTGAGCGAAATCCGGCAACAGTAAAGGCGCGGGAAGATTTTGACAAAGCATGGAAATTTTAAATTCACAACTATTTAAACAATCAATAACTATGGAAAACGAAAAATTAAAGCGCGGAAACTTTAAGTCCTTGCCAATGGACAGGTGGAGCGAAGAAGCAAAAAAGCGCGGGCTCACCGTGGCTGATATGGTCAGGAAAGCAGTTGAAAAATATATAAAGTCAAAGCCAAAATTAAAATAATCAATTCACAATTTAAAAACGTATCAAAATGAAAACAGTAGAACTAAAAATTTACTCATTCGATGAGTTAAGCGAATCGGCAAAACAAAAAGCCATTGATAATAACAGACCTGAAGAAATATTTTGGTCGGAGGAAAACAGGGAAACGATGGAAAAATTCGCAGCCATATTTCCGATAACGGTTAAAGATTGGTCCTACGGTGGCCCAGGTTCAGGCGTTTCATTCTCATTTGATGAAACGGACGAAATAGAAGAACTAACAGGATGGAGACTTGCAACATACCTTTGGAATAACTACCGTAAACAGATTTTTCAGGGTAAATACTACGGACGTTTATCCCCAACGGACGCCAAAGGAAACAAAATTGAAGTAAGCAAAGCGCATCCAATCGGCCAACGCCACGTTATACGTCATTCACGGATAATTTTACAGACTTCGTGTGTTCTCACCGGCTACTACATGGATGACGTTATTCTTGAACCTATTTACTCTTTCCTTGGAAAACCCCAATACAAAATATAATTTTCGGGACCTGCTCGAAGAATGTTTTAACAAAGGGGTGAGCGCGTGTGAGACCGATATAGACTACCAAAATTCCGATGAAGCAATAATAGAAACCATTGAATCAAACGAATACGAATTTACAGAGGACGGAGAACGATATTAACATTCCTGATGGTTTCCTGATACGTTCCATCGGGAACAGCGCACCGGCTACGCTGGAAGATCGAACCGGATTTTATTAAACGTCTGATTATTTTCGGGCGGAAGCTAACAGTATAAAAACTAAAAAACAAATGAAAAAGATAACTCTATTTGAACACATCACCACAGGAGGCGCAATCTACCTAACAGATAACCACGATTTTTCTAAGGCTACGGTAGTTATCCGTTTAGATGGCGGAGCAGAACTAATAAGGTGCGAAATAAAGGCAGCTAAAAATTCCTAACCATCCGCCCGACCATGAAAAACACAAAAACCAAAAAACAGATAACAGAGCAGACACTACACGCCTGCATGATGTGGCTTTTGTTCAACCTTTCCTCGGAAGGCGGCCAAGTGTGCCACCTATGGTATAATGATTTTTGTCGGAGGAACGACCAGTATCTTATGGCTACACGGGCAAAATATGAATTGAGCTAACACTAAAAATTAAAGCTAAAAAAATGAAACCGAACAAAATTACCCTTCTAAAAAAAAATGATCACAGAACCGATTCAGACCTGGAGTGGATAACAGAATTTTATGAATTTTTAAAGGGGAAAGTACCTGCAAGCATTCAGTTAAAAAAAGGTGGGAATCCAAAACTAAATGAAAAACAAGCCTATTCAATTATTTGGTATCTGCAAGAACATTTTCCGTTACTGCCTGATACCATTGAGCAGTGCGATACGTGCGGATGTCTTTATGATTCGTATTCCTCCGGTCTATATTGGGAAACAAAGGGCAAACATTATTGTAACGGATGCGAATACTTAGTACCAACAAATTATGACAGGGGACGTAAATAATTCCTTTCTAACCGCCCGAGAAAGCAACACTTCAAAACACAACTTATGACAATCATCGACAACGAAAGAATGACAAGAAAGCTTACAGACCTCAAAAAAGCTATTCGGCAAGCTGATTATTATCGGCGGATGCAACACAATCCTGCGACCGATTACGATAAAATCAGAAAAGCATATTGGAAAGAAATATACAGCAAACTAATTTTACTTCAAAACAAAACTATATGACCGTACGGGAACTAAAAAAGAAAATTACAATTCTATACCTGAGTAAAACAGTAGAACTGCGCAACGGAGAAAGGGGGATCAGGCTCACAAGCATTGATAAAGTATTTTTCAAGGCACATTTTACTCGCCGGAAAAATTGGAATCGGTTAATCAAAGTAATTCACAAATACTATTCATTCAGCTAATGGCAAAGCGTAAAAAAGGAAGCGGTGGCGCTCGCCCTGGTGCGGGCAAACCGGCTACAACAGATCCGAAGATAACTATACGGCTCGGAGTGAAGCAAAGCAAGATAGAGCGGGTCGGGGGGATAGAAATGATTCAGCAAATATGCCATGCTGCAATAGATGATTTTAATCCTATCTAAAAACCAAATCACTCTATAATGTTTAGCCTCGCAAACTCTCCAAAATGAGTTTTTGCAGCTTCATTATACGCGAGCGCAGCTGCATCTTCATGATCAAAATAACCAATGTGCTTTATCTTTTTGTCTACCTTAATTTGAACCTGCCACTTGTCGCTTTTTGTTCTTTTTGAAACCCCCTTGTATTTTGAAGATGTGTTTTTTCTTGGGATGCAATTTTGTTGATTCTGTGCACTTGTGCTTTCTCTCAAATTCGACTTGTAATTATGCAGACCATTGGTATTTTTGTGATCTATTAATATGTTTGGGTCAACGACTTTCATAACCACTCGGTGCATTAAAATAGTTACCCTTTTACCATCAACCCGTATAGCCCTCTCGGCATAGAACGCATGTGACGATCTTGACGACTTGTGAACAAACCATTTCCATTGATTTAAAAAATCGAAATCTTCGTCGTCAACTAAGGCAACCTTCCCCTGTGTTAATTTTATTTCTTTCATTAAAATACCCCTACTCGATTACGAAGGCACTCCAGTCGTGGAGGATTCCACCATTGGCAACGTAAAAGAATAAGGGATTTCGATTTTTTTATACCTGAAGTGCGGAACAAATATATATAAAAATTTCTTTTTATTGAAGAAAAAGCCGAAGCCCATTAGCGGCTTCCATAATTCCATCGGCTCGTTCGGTCAAAGATAGGTACTGTCTCACTTTCGATTTTAACTAAATCCCCTCTTGTTTTATGCTTGAGCACTTTTGTATCTTTGATGGATGGCAAAGAAACACACGCGACCTACCGATGTCAATGAACGCGCAAAACTCATAGTTGATATTTTGACAGGTCAAAAGACCGATACTGATTCACACAAAGATAAGAATCCAAAATCTGTCGCAGCGGGTCGGCTCGGTGGATTGAAGGGTGGGAAGGCAAGGGCTAAAAAACTGTCAGCCGCAAAGCGCAAAGCGATTGCGAAAAAAGCGGCGGAAAAAAGATGGAAAAAATGATTAATTCTCGTGTAAATTTATTTGGTATGGCACATCATATTTGCTATACATTAATTTTCTAAACTCATACCAAGTATTACATTCTTTCATAGTCACTATTGCTTCTTTAATAAATTGATCCACTTGTGCTTGACCATCATTTGTCATTAGATGGTAGTGTTTATATTTTCTTAGAGTGAAGCACACATACGGATTTTTTATTTGAATCACGGAAAGTATTCCTTCTTTAAAGCGACCATAAATAAGTTCGTTTGTAAAGTCGGCAAATTCTTTTCTTTTGAAAAACTCATCTGCCAACGATAATGACCAGTTTTTCAGTCTGCAAATTTCTTGATAAAATTCCTTTTTGAATTTTGGTTCACACCAATTAATTGTCTTGGCAACTATTTTTTCTATTTCCATTATTGAAACAGAGACGCCACTTAAAAGATTTATTTTCTCCCTTTGTCTATCAAAATATTTATCAGAAAATTGAACATCAACTTTTCCCTCAGTTAAATTGAGAATGAGTTGTTTTATTTCCTTTCTATCGGACTGGGTTTGTTTTTTAGTTTCGCCATGCTCATGATCTTGCACAAGTATTGGCTTTTTATTGTTAGCCTTTGACATAATGATTATTTATAAAGTTTATATTTAAGTGATCCTGCAAATACAGCAATCGGAAGGGGCATCTTCCAGCTATTTGTAATTGGGTTAAGAAGTTTTTCCATTGAAGGGTTATTTTTCCTCGCCCTCGCCCATGCAGTTCGATCTGCTTTTCCTTTATCGTACGCTATGAACTGATATGCAAAACTTGGATGAACATGATTAACGGTTGTGAATTGATTAACCTGATTTGAATCGTAAAGATAAGGTCTAATTCTATCTGTCTTTTCTTTTGAAAACAAATATTCCCTCGCAAAACCATCCGCCTCATTTTCTTTTTCCTTCACAGATAACAAATCATTATCATCATCTGTTAAGTGATATTTTTTTGCAAATATTTCTTCCCAATCAAATAGAACATGAAATAATTCGTGTACCAAAGCAAACCAAAGGGTTGCATAGAAGCCCCTGTAATTGGTCAATATAACACATGGCTTACTGTTGACCGAAAAAGTTGCTCCCCTTAAATGTAAAGACGAAAATGATGGTTGATATATTACTGATATTCCAATTTTATAAAGAGCTTTAATAATATCTATTAATCCCAAATCAACATTTGTAGAATGCCAACGTATCTCTGGAAAAAAGTCAATCAGTTTTTGTCTATCGTATGTATAAGGATTGTCTAATTCGATTAAAAAATTCTTTGCCGAATTAATCCAAAATCCTCGTGTAAACTTATTTTTCGGTTGTATAATACCAGAACTAAATGCTATTTCATCTTCTGGCAATGAATAATCAAAAATTGATTTAAGTCCAAAATAATCGGTTATCCTTTTTTCAATTTGAGTAAAATCAGTAGAGCTATCAATAAATCCAGCCTTACGAAGCTCTACCAGATCAAAATTATTTTTTATAAATTCTGCCTTATCAATAGGATATGCTTCTTCATTAAGAACATTTTGTTCGATTGAATTTAAATACAACTGAACAACCATTTCCGATGGCACTAATAAAAAATTAGCGAGCTTAATTAGATTTGTAACATCAAGTAACGTCAACGTTCCATCTAATATTCCCTTTAATGTGCGCGTTGACATGTCCATGATTTTTAGAGCCGTCGTTTCAGATATTTTCAGCTCTATTAGCCGTTGATCAAACAGATCCTTTAAAGAGTCTTTTTTCTTTGGCAATCCTTCATGAAACAAGTCTCTCAACAACCCATCAACATCCATTTTCTTGTTCTTGCTTCCGTTCATAACACATTAATTGTATAGATACAGGTACAAATGTAATACGTTTTCATTAAAAAACAATACATTTGACAAAATAAATGTACCGATACAATACTAATAATTAAAATGAAATTATGCTTGACATATTACTAATATTGTTTATCTTTACACCATGAACAAACTACCACTTTCAACCCGAACACAAATAATTAAAATGCTTGTCGAAGGCAACTCGCTTCGATCAATTACTCGCATGACAGGCTGCTCAATTAACACCGTAACAAAGTTGCTTGTTGAAGTTGGTCAGGCATGTTCTATCTTCCATTATGAGACTGTAAAAAATCTGAATACAAAAAGAGCTGAGCTGGATGAATGTTGGAGTTATGTTGGTAAGAAAAAAGCGCACGTGCAAGATGATGAAAAGGGCACTGGTGTTGGTGATGCATGGACGTGGATCGGTATGGATTCAGATTCCAAACTTATAATCAGTTGGCTCGTTGGTGAACGTGATGCTGATACTGCAATGTACTTTGTTGAAGACCTTGCAAGCAGATTAAACAACAAAATTCAGTTGACAACAGACGGTTTAAAAGCATACATCAATGCTGTCGAAGCATCTTTCGGAAACAACATTGATTATGCTCAATTAGTAAAAGTGTATGGCGGGGTTGACGGTAACAATAACGAACGGAAATATTCACCCTCTCCATTTGTCAGCGCGAAGAAAACACCGATCACGGGAAATCCAAACCCTAAAAATATTTCTACCAGCTACATTGAAAGACAGAATCTAACTTTAAGAATGAGTAACCGTAGATTCACAAGACTAACAAATGCATTCAGTAAAAAGTTAGAAAACCATTGCCACTCTATTGCGCTACATTTTGTTCACTACAACTTTTGTAGAATACATCAGTCGTTAAGAGTAACGCCAGCGATGGAAGCAGGATTAACACAGGACGTAATGAGCGTTGAAGAATTGGTATCTTTGATTGATAAATATAAATCAGAAAAGTAATTCAATATGGAAGAAATCCAAAAAGCAATTGACACGAAAGTAATTATTTCAATCAACTACAAAAAAAATCCTTGTCGGCTTTTGCCATTGGGATTCGGGAAAAACAAAGATGGCGTTGAATACCTTTTGGCTTTTGAAGATAATGGTAATAAAAATCAAGTAACCGCTGATTCAAAAATCAATTTATATGAATGGGAGAAATTGGATAATCCCCAATTAACTGAAGAAAAATTTATTTTCAATCAAGACGATAACCAATTTTTCAAACAGCATTTTGTCATATTACGTTATCCAGTTATCGAAGATTGGGAAGATTAACATTCAAACTGAGACACTACCCAAAGATAGAATCTGTTTTTCAATTTCCAATCGGTCATAGCTGCAATAATATCCGTCGGAGGTCGCGATCACTGGTAGCATCCCATTCCGCCGAATATAATTCACCATTTTGCGCAGCCTCACTTCTGAAAAACTGATTCCCTTCTGCCTCATTCCATGAATTATGGCTGGTGCTTTTATCGGATTCTCTTTGGAGTGATTGTCAAAGCCAGCCATCAAATGCTTGACGATAATTTTTTCCTCGTAAGTCAGTTCTGCGGTCAGCTCGTCAAAGTTGGTGATTGCCATTATACAACAAATTTATACAGCCCAATTAACATATCGCGCTTTTTAAACAACCATTCCCATTCTGGAAGTACTCGTAGCGCCTCGTGTAAACCCTGATCATAACGGCGATGCTCCTCTGGTGTCATAATGCAGATGTTTTCTTCTTTCAACCTGAATTTAGGGTATTGCTTCTTTGCCAAGATGTGGGCCATGCTGGAAACGGTGATCTCGTTAATCCTGTCCCCGCTAATTTCGCTCCTTGCGCCTCGTTTTAAGACGATCTCCCGGAACATGGCCAATTCCCCCGTAGGCTCTGCCTTGCGTTTAATGCTGCTTCTCTTCAGCCTGGGGCGTGGTAACTTCTCCTTCTTTTCGGGTTTTAAGTCAGCATTTTCGTAGGTGTTTTTCTCGGCGGATTCCTCGCCATCCTTCCGAATATCGTTTTTATGAAGCTGATCTGATTTCTGATACGGTCTGAAACTCATTCCTTCTCCCTCCTTTCACGGAACCATTTTGCGCATGACTTGAATCCCGCAATGTGTTCGCTTCTCTCAAATGTAGTTCCTTCGTTTGTTAATCCGCCTGCGCTTTTCTCCGCCTCCTTTTCTATCTCTTCATCACTAAGGAGGGGTTTGGGGTCGGGCGAAACTATTGAAGGGTGTTCTAATATTTCTTTTAGTTCGGGCGAAAACAAAGACTCTGCTGACTCCCAATAAGTAGAAAACGTATGCTGATTTTCTGGATACATTCTGTGAGCGTTAGCAGCATCTCGCCACGCTTTCCATGCTATTGATTTTAAAAGTTGTCTTGCTCCTTTTTCTGTCATTTGTATATGGGGGTTATGCGTTTGCTATGGTGTTTGTTATTGCATCCGTGTTTTCAAACTTTGTATTAACGGGCTTTTGATAGCGTTCAAAATAAAATACAATCTTTTCATTAGTCTCCTGAACAAGCCCGTAACGCTTTGCTAATTTGTATTGTGTGTTTGCTCCATTTAGATGTTTTATAAAACCATATATCATTTGCCGAAAGTCTTCTACACTACCATTGTGCTTATTAATATTACATGACGCACAAGCGGGTAACATATTTTCAATCACATTCAGTTCGGGGTATACAAATCCATCAGGTACTTCTTTCCGTTGAATATATTTCCATTTGTATCTTTCTTCTGTTTCATCCATTTCGCGCAACCTATGCAGTTCATTCTGCTCAATTTTCTCGCCCGTTTCTTCGTGCCTCCAATGAGCGGGAACCGTTCTTGTTTTCCTGATAACAGGATCAATATGGTCAACGTGCCACCCGCTCTGTAGTTCATTGCCACAATAAGCGCACTTGCCCCCGAACATATTAAAAACCATTTCCCCTGTCACCTTTCTTCATTTGTAGTCCTTCCTGTAAATCTTTGCTCTCTGTTTTGCTGTCATTGGGGGCTATTTATTTTATGAATTTCAAGTTGCTTTACAATAATATCAACATCATTTTCAGTAATGTTTTTAGGAAATAAAAAAGTCACCTCTCTTTTTTGTCCCTTAATTCGTTCTGTCAACGGTATTTTCATCAGCACATATCCGAATCTTGAAATCAAATCGTTAAGACCAAATGCCATTGCTCTTTTAACAAGAAAATATATTTCCGTGTTCTTCTCTTCGTCCGTTAACTCTTCGGACTTTTTAATCATTGCATGGTGGGCATTCAGCTTGTGCGAAAGCCAAGCCAAGTCATCATTTGTTAGTTCCGCTGTTGTCATTTTGTTTCTCCCTGTTTAGATGTTAGATATAATTCGTAGAGTTCGGAGGTGGTGATTTTTGCTCCTTCGCCCGCTTTGAGCAATGACCGGTAAATATTGTCATGATAATGAATTAAGTCACCTTCGGGAATTTTCTGCTTTGCTTGTAACCAATCTGCAAATTCCACCGCCTGTTCCTTTCCGGTGAACTGGGAGGCGTACTCTTCCATGCCTTTCAAAATTTGCTTATAAACCTCTCCCGAATGAAGTACGTGTTCTAAGTAATTCCATTGAGTATTATTCAATTTTGATTTCAGTATTTCTTCAGCCGATTTTATCTCGGAAGGATTGGGGGTTGTGGTCATGGGGTTATAATTTTAGGAATGAAAATATAGTGTGTGACTTCGTCTAAAATTTCTGATTCGCTTTCACAAATAAACTCTTCGCCCGATTCATCGCCATCGTTCCGAATATAACCGACTAAGCATTGCAAGTCCTGCGAAGTATTCACGCTTGGTTAAACCCGTACAATCATCATCGTATGTAACATCTAATGGGAATGCGGGTGACTGCGAGTTTGTTTTCATTGTAGTTATTTTTTAGTGGTTTGAAGTTCGCCCGAAAATAATTCAGGGAGTTGGTGGGTTGGTGTGTTATGATTCGCGCGGAATACCGAGCGCAATGTTTGTTCCCTCAATGTCCTTTTGCCATGCGTGAAGTGCTTCGTAAAGCCTCCGCAATAAATCCCTGTCCTTTTCAAATTCAGGATTGAACGCTTCATTTAGAATGTCCACTTCATAGGCAAATGATCCTACTTTGTCCCGCGAAACCTCTTCATCGGGATGAATCAACTGCTGCTCTATTTCCTGCACCAAATCAATTACTATTTGATGGCAGTTGAGCTTATACATTTCATCGCATAAGTCTTTTACTTTTTTCTTAGTTGAAATCATTTTCCTGTTGTGTTATACCCTGTTAGGGTGGTTAGTTTGCCGTCTTAATTAATTCGATTAGCTTATCTCGCATCTGCAAAATTCGCTCGTTAAATTTTTGTTGCCACTCTGCGGATGCGTATGCGGATGCGTATGCGTATGCGGATGCGTATGCGTATGCGTATGCGGATGCGGATGCGGATGCGGATGCGGATGCGTATGCGGATGCGTATGCGTATGCGGATGCGGATACGTATGCGTATGCGTATGCGGATGCGGATGCGTATGCGGATACGTATGCGTATGCGTATGCGGATGCGGATGCGTATGCGGATACGTATGCGTATGCGTATGCGGATGCGGATGCGTATGCGTATGCGTACAATTTATCCGCCCGATCAGCTAATTTTTTCCACGTTTCCTGCGAAATCTCTTGTGTAAAAGATTTCTCGTAAGTCTCCGCTATTTCAGTAAGCAATTCGATTTCACCTTTGCCCTTGATGCGATAAATCAATCCGTCTTTTTTGTCGGCAAGATTCCAAAGAATAAATTTTTTAAATATGATATTGGTATCTACTCCCACTGGCATGGAATCTAAAAACTGCAATGGAAATTCTTTCGCCTGATCGTTTGGGAGTTTTTCAAAGAGCGAATCTTCAAGCAACGCAAGCCTCCATGAAATTCCCAATTCTGATTCATAGTTGTCATGGTGAGGTGAATGGATTGTGCAACCAACCGCGCAGCCCTTCCCATCTTCCCAATATTGTCCTTTGACGATTTCATCGGCTGCCGCATGAGCCTTAACTCTTGCAATGTATTTATCTTTAATCGCCTGATCTGAATGAAATGATAGTAGTGTGTTCATCTTAGTTTAGTGTTTAGTGGTGGGGAAATTATCTTCGGCGGACGCAAAGGAGTCCAGCGACAATTACAGTTCTGATGATTTTTCTTTAATATATGCAACAACTTTATCCAGGAGGACCTCTACATTTTCAAGTATCTTTTTTCCTTCATCGCTTTTCATAACCGGGTAAACGATGGTTCCTATCGTTACTGCCAGAGCATTCAGCTTCTCCTTGTCTGGGGCCTTCGCTGCTTTCTTTTCAGCAGCAATGCGTTCCTTATCCTTTTTCTCTGCATCGGCTTTCAACTTCGCTTCGGCATCCTGCTTGGCTTTCAGTGCTGCTTGTGCTTTCTCCTTTTCTTTTTTCTCGGCGGCAAGCAAAGCATCCTTGTCAGCCTGTTCTTTAGCTTTGCGCCGTTCCTCTTTCGCATCGAATTCCCATTGCAGTTTAGCGGCCTCTTTCACGTCGGACAATTCTTTTTTGTACTCTGCTTCCGGAAGCGCAAGCATCTTGTTATAATCGCGAATGAATACGATGTACGGACGCAGTTCCATGTTTCGTGTCTCTTTAATTTTTGCGTCGGCTGCTGCTTTGGCATCGGCCTCTTCCTTTTCTTTTTTCAACCGCTCGTTCTCCTGACGGATTTTTTCCTGCTCGGCACGGAGTTTTTCTTTTCGTTCATTTTCAATTCTCGCTTCCTCTGCTTTTTTTGCTGTTTCCTTTTTCTGTTCATCAAGCATCTTCAATCCAGCAAGCAACTGATCAAATGCTTCCTGTGTCATATCGGCAAGAGGATAGATGGCTCCCTGGTCGGTGTACGCCTTCAATAATTCCAATCGTTCGGTGCGAATCTTATCCTTGTGTTCCTTCTCCCGGATCTCCGCAAATTTTTCGATCTTCTCGTATTCTGCCTCTGTAAGCTCGGAGGTATGTTTGACCACACCGTACAAGTTGTCAATCAGTTTGCCCTCCACAATCAGCGTAGCCTTGCGTTCGTCTTTGATCGCTGCCGCTGCCGTCCGGTTCTTCACCATGTCCAGCCGGTTACGCCTTGCCGTCGCACTCTGTTCGGCAGTAGGGTTCTCTTTGTCGATGGTTGTCAGAGCCTCCGACAATTCATGTACCCTCCTCATGCTTGGCGCAAATGCAAGAGCGTGTTTCTGTGCAAGCGTGTGCTCTACTTTTGAAATAGATACCACTTCATTTAATTCTGATGATACCGTTAGTTCGGTGGATTGAATAGTTTCTTCCATTTTCGTTCTTGTGTTATAGGGTTAGATTATTTTCAGATTCATTTTCTTCGGCGGCTTCAAAAGAATCTTCTCTTTCCGATTCCCATTTTTCCGCCCGAGCATCATCTATCTCCTCTGCCATATCATAACATTCCGAATATGGTAAAGGCCGCCCATTGCAATCGAAGTAAAATACTTTGTGCTTCATTTTGGATATACAGTTTTACAGGTGTACCGTGTCTTCGCCAATCTGCGCAGGTAGGCGAACGGATGCGGACGACCATTCAAATCCCTTAAAGTAAAAATATCCTTCTCTATCAACCTCCCGATCTCTGTTATGCCAGAGTGGATGACTTCGTTTCTGATTAGGTTCATTATTGTCGGCGGATTATTTAGAATTTTTAACAATGTGTTTTTTTATCGCTTGGCGAATTACTGCACTCACACTCATATCGCTATTCTTTGCGATCATTTTTACTTTGCTTAAAATTGCAGATTCTATTCTGACTGCAACAAATTCCATTGGTGTTTTATCTTTCATGGGAACAAATGTATAACAAATTCATACGCAATCCAAATTTATTTTTATTTATTTTTCAACAGCCGATTGTTCAGATTCTTTTTTATCCGCCGAGAAAAACTCAAACTTAAAAACACTTAGTCCATCAGTTGAAAGCTGAATATAAAACTTTGGTGTATAATAATTACCATAGTCATCACGGATGAACTGCTTTACGATTTCAGTGAAGGCGTTCCATTCCTCTTGTGTTTTTCTCGCCGGATCGAAAAAAATCTTTTTCCCCATTGGCAGGTCAACAAGTCGTTGATATATTTCATCTGTGTAGGTTAATCCTCCCATGTTTTTTTTATTTCATCATAAAAATTAATATGCCCTTCGCGTGAATCAAGGAGTTCCATGGTGTCTGTTCGTCTGTACATCCACTGAATCAATCGACACACCAATCCAATCCACGGGTATGCCTGCATAGGCTTCCAGCTTTTCATCATCGAGCAGAGTTCCGTTGGTGATTATGCTTGTTACCAGTCCCAGGTGCTTGGAGTATTCCAACGCACTGTACAGGTATTTGTACAAGAGCGGTTCCCCGCCTGCGAACGTGATTTTTTCCAGCCCTGCCGCTTTGAGCTTGTCCAGGATGTTGTGCACATCCTTAATCGGTGGCTGTCGTTCCAGCTTCATGTCATTGAAGGTAGCATAACAATACCGGCAGGCCATGTTACACGGCTTGACAATGTGGAAGGAAGCGGTTTCAAAAAATTTTTCCATCAGTTACTTTTCCAGCTTGGCAGTCTCTTCAATGAAAACCAGGGCGCTTTCCTGTGATGTATTTAAGAAGTTTGGCTCTCTCAGATCAGGATTAGCTTTCTTAAAAATTATTGTTGCCGCCCGCTCCCATGAGTTCAAATATTGTTTTAATTCATAGCCAGCCTTGCCTGCCATGTGAATCAAAGCCCCTGCCTGACACATTGGAGTGTTACAGATATTATTCTTTGCATCGCAAGCCTGCTCCCAGGTTTCTATGTTGCCCCACACGGATTGTTTAAATGTTCGTTTGTTTTCCTTTATGTCATTCAGTAATTGTGTATATGGCTTACTAAGAACCGGAATTGCATCCACCAACTCCTGATACTCTTTCAGTTTGTTCAGGGTGTAGGCTGATAAATTGTTCAGGGTGTAGGCTGATAAATTGTTCAGGGTGTCGGCTGATAAATTGTTCAGGGTGTCGGCTGATAAATTGTTCAGGGTGTCGGCTGATAAATTGTTCAGGGTGTCG